GGTACCAAAAAGAACTGAAAGGTCATCCCATCTACCAAAGTATGGTATTGCTTGGATGTTCTTTTGAACAACATTTGGATGATTCTCCACAAGATACTTGATGATATCTCGGAAGATTTGTCTTTCACCTGCTCCACCTCTTACATCTCTAACCCAAAATAGGATTTTCAATGCTGACAACGGATTCTCATTGAAAGCTTTTGAGAATGTTGAGATAAGTCTTTCCTTATCTTGTTTTCTCATAGCACCAATAGTAAAGAATAGGTTTACACATTCGTTCAAAGTTGAAGAATTAGTTACCATTCCATTTTCCGTGTAAGTGTCCTCTGATTGTAAGGCATCAATGAAGTTCATATCGTTTCGTTTAATTGTGTTTTAAAACTTAAGTAATCGTTTTTGATTTGTCAAGGACTTTTAAATCTTTTTTACTTCGTATTTGTAACCTGAGTCGGAATTAGTTTCGAAAAGATTCTTCATATTTTCAGCCTCCTCAATAGTTTCAAATTCTAATACTTCACATTGTGTATCAACTAATACAACAGGTAAAGTCGTATTGTGGTCTGTTTTGATGTGTTTTACAATAATATACATAATTAAAATCGTTTTGCAATATTCTCAATTATATCAATTTCCTCATCTGTTAGAGTTAACCGATTACTTCTAATTTTTTCTATGGTTTCGTACCATAAGGTGTCATTAAGTGATAAATTTTGTGTTTGGGTATAAGTAGTAAGTGTTTTTGGTAAACTACCATCTTCAACCAAATAACGAATTAGTTTTTCGATTTCTCTACCTGAACATGAGTCAACAAATTCTTCAACATCAATATCTACTTCAGCTTCTACATCTTGATAAAAGGTTGGCATAATTTTAATTTTTTAAATCTTGTATTTGAATTAATTTTTCTGTCACTTGTTCAGGTGTGAGGTAACCTATGACATCATCAGTTATTGGTGTAGTATAGGTTAATTCACCATTTTTGTCAAGTACAGCCATTTCATATAAACCCATCTTTCCACCATAGGACATTGGATGGGAAACCACTGAAGCACCATAACCATTTTCGAACATAGTTACACTTCTTACACCACTCATAGGATGGGGTGTGAATTGGATATCTTCAAATTTTTTGTACTTCAAGTCAAGTTCATCAATTAATCGTTGATAGGATAAACCTGTTACTTTGGATGTTTCTACTATACCATTTTCAGTATAGAATTGTTTCATTTTTTCTTTTGGATTACTCATATATGTTCAAAGTGTTTTTACATTTTTTACAAAAAAGACCAGTATCATAATCATCATTATTTATAGCCATTACACAAGATAAATCGTCACAATGTTTCAAACCAAGAATGTGACCTAACTCGTGTACCATAGTTTCTTTTATAAACCCATTGCCCACTCTTACCGATATATTAAAACCTGTGGAATATCCTCTAACATAATCTCTTATATTACTATCAAACAATCTTTTATCTGTCAAGAAAACAACTGAGGTATATTCTGAATATGTTTGTAATAACTTTTGATTATCCATAATTTCAGTCAAATTACCAAAATCATCTGTAATCATAAATTCACTGATTGATTCTATTTGTGAGTGATATTCAAAATCAACTTTAATACCTTGGGAACTAAAAATATTGATAACCTCATTTATTGTATCTTGTAACTCATCAATATTTACATCACCCAAACAAATTATCTTGAATGACCGATTTATTTTAATATTATCGAATACCCTTACATTATGTGATGAAGAATCAAATTGTGTAGGATTTGGTTGTTCGGTAACATCCTTAGCTAAATTATCAAAGTTAACATCCTTCAAAATGTAGATGAAAAATACAACAACAGCAAGATTCAATAATGTTTTCATATGATTTATTTCTTTTGATTATACAAATGTAGTAAAAGTTTTTGATAACTAGTTATTCTTTCAAAAAAAAATATTTATAATTGAAAGAAAAAAAATATTCATATGGAAAAGGTACTAGTATTGAATGCGGATTTTACACCTATTAATGTAACTAGTGTTTATAAAGGATTTACTTTAGTAAGTAAAGGAAAAGCTGAAGTGTTAAAAGCGAGTGACAAACCCTTATTATCAGGTATGGGTGAATTTATACGTCCATTAATTATCAGATTATTAAACTTTGTCAAGTTCAGAGTTCATAAATTGAAAATCAATAGACATAGATTATATAAACGTGATGGTCACGAATGTACTTATTGTGGAAGTAAAAGAAACCTTACAATAGACCATATTATACCAAAATCTAAAGGTGGACAAAATACTTGGATGAACTTAGTAACTTGTTGTTCATCTTGTAATAGATTGAAGGGTGATAGAACACCAGACGAGGCAAATATGAAAATGAATATTAAACCTTATGAACCAACTATATTTTCAGATATAATCAATTCATCAGTTGGGGATATTTGGGAAGAATTCAAAACAACATTCTATTAAACACAAAAGGACGTGTAAACGTCCTTTTGGTAGATGTTGGATACCTCCCTTTCTTTAGTCGAGTTTATCCCATGTGAGTCCTACCTCACAGGTTTCTTTAAAATTATTTTTTTCCAAAAATACTTGATAAAACATTTCCACCTTTACCTTCTAGGTATGGACAAACAATTTTATCACCAATAAAGTTCTTAATTGATTGGAATATTTCACTTTCTTCACCTAATTCGAATAGAGTGTTTTCGATAAAACTTCCAACCATAGTTTTTCCACCAATACTTTTTGTCGCTTCAGCCGCAATAGTTTCCATTACACTTTTTGTGATTAAACCTGAAACAAATCTACAATCACTTAATTTAGGGAAGTCAGCTGGTGTTAGGTTTGTAATTGTTTTTAAAATTAAAGTACCCAAAGTTCCTTTAGGGTCGATACCCATTGTTTTTAGGATACCACCTGCTATAGTTTCAATAACGGTTGACATTAAACCTCCACCTGCAGCACCCTTTAGACCTGATAAAAAGTCACCACCTTTTCCACCTGTAAAAAAATTAGTGAGGTTTGATAATAAACCCATCTGTTCACTGATTATCATTTCATCAAACCCCTCGTTTCTCAATCTTACCATTTCACCCAATAAACAATCAGCTAATAGTTCAATATCCTTTCTATTCTTTACCTCAATACTTTCGAAAATGAATTCAATTCTTTTTCTTACTTCTCTTCCTTCAGTAATAAACTTCTTTGTTTTTTGAATTTTCAATCTTGTTAAACTTTCTGATACTAGTGTAGAAAGTTCATCATTCTTTGATTCTTTAAGGCTATAATTTAATATATTACCTTGTCCACCTCTAATTTTTATTCGTTGCATATATTGTATTTTATCTTTAAGACCAGGAAAATTTATTGCAGTTGAACAATTTCTTACAATTGGTTTTATTTTGTCAATAGTGTTTTGGTTAATTGGAATTTCTTTTTGAATCAATTCGTAATAGGACAAAATTAGGTTTCTACAATCTTTTTTGTTAGCCCCTTTACCTAGTTTTTCTACCAATGATAAGGTTTTACTATAAATCTGTTTAGGGGAAAAATCAGACATAGGCTTACAAAGTTTAGTACCTTTTTCAAAGTAATCAGGATACTTAATGTCGATGTCGATAATGTCGTCAGGTCCCTTTTCAGGTTCAGGTACTGAACAAATCTTGTACCCCGAAAACTCAGGAAGTGCTAAAATTCTTTTTTGTTCATCTTCCATTTTTTTAATTCCAACCCCCTTCTTTTTAGTTTTCCACATATAGAATGGTCTATTAGAACTAACTAAATCATCCATATATTGTTGTAATCCTTTTACAACATTATAATACATACCACCAGGTTTTAAGTCTGGGTCTTTCGCAACATCAGTTATATCATAATTTAATATGTCATTACCTTGTACACTTGCAAATTGTTTCCAACCTAAACTATTTTCTAAAGCTGATAACAATTCTTGTTGAACTTTTGATGTCTCAGGATTTGTTCGTTCTAACAAAGCATAACAACTCCATTTTGAAGTTCTAGCTACTTTACCTGTTTTATCATTTGTTGTACGATATTCTAAAGTGTAATCTGGTTTGTAATAAACAAACTTGTTGTTCGCGTTTTCAGGTTTTTTACTCAAAGCCGAAATAACTAATTCATTTGTTTCTGGATGTTGAGTAATTACATATCCTTCAGGGAAACAATTCGCCGCGGCAGCTGCTCTCAAAACTGGGTTTTCTATAGCTTTGAACTTTTCTAAAGGTTCATCTTGTTTATATTGTTCGAAAATTTTATACTTATTCATATCCTAATTTAACTATAAATATTATATGTCTTTTGCAAATCCTGCTGTAGGTAATGCAGAACCTTCAGGTGCAGCACCACAATCTTTCATAATTTTATCATATACTGATGTTGTAAGGATTTCACCATAACCCTTTTCCACCATTTTTTCTTTTAATGTTGGTGTAAACTTACCATCAATTGTGACTTCCAAACAACTTTGGACTCTCTTTATTTTATCATTAATACAACCAACTTCAAATGGGAAATCATCACATTTATTATACATAATTTGTTTTTTCAGTCCATCAGGTCCTAACAGAGCACCAAATAAACCTAATGATTTTTTTTCAGATTCACCAGATTTAACTTTTCCATCTGGTGTACAAGAATATGATGAAACCTCCTCAGTTTTGGGGTCAATTTTTTTACCATTATCAAACCACACAAAACCACCACCTTCATAAACTATAGTACCATCACTTGTTTTCTTTTGTTTTACATTCTTAGACAACGCAACACAAGGATATTTTTTCCAACTTTCAGGCACGTCTTTAAGTAATTCAGTAGCTGACTTAGATTTTTCAGATTTCTTAGTTTCTTTATTAGCGGCCTTTTGTCCCGCTGAAATATCTGAACTTATTTTAGTAAGACCATTATACGCATATTTTGCCATATCACCTAACCATTTTATACCTAACTTACTTGAAAAGTAAGCTACACTTTCACCAATATAAGTTGCTAATTTTCCAATACCTTTAGAAATTGTTTGGATTACTTTTCCAAATGTGCCCTTCCCGGCCAACGTTCCTAATCCATAAAAGTTAGTCAAACCTTTTGTATATGCTCCTAAACCTTTAGCTAAAGCTGGTGCCAATAATGATACAATATCAACTATGATATCTGAAATACTCCATTTTTTTCCAGACATCATTTTATAGATATCATAAATTAATAACGCTCCAAAAATTATTACGTTAGGGATTGTTCCTATTACAGGGATGAATGATACACCAGTCAAAACAGCTACCCCCAAAAATGAGGTTGCGATTGTTCTTAAACCTTCCATAAAACAATCAATATATCCACTACCTTTAGCACAAGTAAATGCTTTTGAAATCGTAGATTTTATATTATCCCAACCCCATTGTAACCAAGTTCTTTCTAATATTAGTGAGTCAATCAACCTTTCAGCATATAAAGTATTTAAACCTTTCCAACTATTTTCAAAAACTTTTCTTAAATCAGTTCTATCTGAACTTTCATTGATAAACAAAAGATTTTTTCCATATTTATTTTCCCACTCATTAATCACAGAAATTTGATTTTTGATACTCCCAATATTCATTGATTCATATAGGAACTTTCTTGCGGAATAAATATAATCATTCTCATTTATCAATCCCATATCAAATTTAACTTGGAGATTTTCCTTTAAAATATCGAGACCTAATTTTAGATTCTGAGAGTTATATTCGAGGATATTTTCATTTTCATCTAATGAAATTTTTACAATACCTTTATCAGTGAAAAAATATTGTAAATCATATGTTATACTTTGTATTTTTAATTCCGTATTCATTGTCTAAAGTAGTGTATTTGCTTTACCTCTCGTTATTTTATAGACATCTCTCCATTTAGTTAAACCAATGGGATTTGCTAAACCCCTTGTTGCGCCTGATTCCCACTTAGTAACGGTTGGGTATTTTGTACCTCCACCAGTACCACCTCCACCTGCTGGTGCGTCTTGTTCATCAATTTCACCATCATTTTTTTTGGTTGTGTATCTTTTCATCAAAGAAATAAGAGTATCTATTTCGTATTGTCCCATTAAAAAATTTCAGGTTTAGGTAATTTATCTATAAATAGAACGAAATATTCATTTAGGAATGAAAGGATTTCATTTTCATCAACAAATAAGTCATCATCCTCAAAATCTTCATAATATTCATCATTATCTTCTTCAAATAATTCATCAGGTATATCATTATGAAATTTATAACCAAAATCAGAAATGTCGATAAATGGTATTTTTGTCTCTCTACACATTTCTTCAGAATCAGTGTTAGTTCTAAAAGTAACTTCTAATACTTCTTCCAAATTATTCAGATGAAATGTTATTACTTCTACAATTTCCATTTTAGTAATTTTTAAATTTTTTAAACATTTCTAATGTTTTGTTGACTTGCTCTTGTAATGGTTCAACCATCTCCTCATCTAAATTTTCGTCAAAACCCAATACTGAAATTTTACTGAATGATGGTTCATCATCTTCATCATCAAAATGTAATTCATATGTAACCTCGTCATCTTCATCATCAAATGTTCCGTGTTCCATATCAGAACTACTATCACCAATCATATCTCTACCATCAAAACCAACATATTCTGACTCAAATTCATCATCAGGGCCACCAAAATCAAATGAAATATCAGGTAAGTATTTTGCACCTGTCATTGCATCAGATTCGTTGATATTCATATTTGTATATGTTTTGACAACACCCTTGTTACTTACAGTAAGACCTTGTTTGTCATTTGCAAAATCTTGGACATATAATGGTTGTTGATTTATTTGTTGTCCATATGTGGTCACGAAACCATCATAAACCTTTCTGTGTTGGTCTAAAATATCATTTCGTTCTGCTTGGTTCATTTTGAAAAAATAAGCGTTCATATTTTAAATTTTATTAAGTTGATTTTGTATTTCCTGAGAATTAGGAATATTTTTTGTTTTTAGTAATTCAGCTATTTTTTTCGCTGTCAATCTATCCATTTTACCAATTGAGGTTGTTAATCCATTATCTGTTTGGAATTTTTTTAATTGTTCTTGTGTTTCAGCACCAAATTTTCCATCCGCACCAAATCTAGCTAACTTATATCCTAACAATTGTAACCCATCTTGGAATGTTTTTACATTCCCTTGAATAGTGTAAGCACCAGTATCACCTTCAAATTCAGCAACCTCTTCACCCATAAATGCTAATGATTCTGCAGATGTTTGGTCAGGGTTAGCATCAGGTATACTATTTAGTATATCATAATTTATATCACTACCATCACTATTTAACAAATCAGCAGTTCTTTTGACAAAAAATGGAACTGCAACAGAATACCCTCTTCTACTCCAAGGTGCTCCAATGGCATCTTTCGTAAATTTCTCGATAGACATTTCTGCGGGTATTTTTTCACCATTTTTTGAAATATAAGTAACAAGTACTTTAGAATCGGTGACATTATCAATCATTATTTTGTCCGTTTTGAAGGCAGCACCTTTTAAACGATAAGTTTTACCAGGAACAAACCCCAACTTCCTCAAAAAAAGAGGACCACTTTTTATTTTTGGTAATTTTTTAAAGAAGTTTTGCAACCTAACTTTAAGTTGTTTACTTAATGTTAGTTGTCCTAGTTCTTTTGCTGTTGTTTTCAACAAACCAGGTTTTTTAACAACATCATCGGCAGTGGCTTTAACTCCAGGTGTTTTTGTACCTTTAGCTTTTGCCAAAACACCATCAAAAATAGTTTTTACTCTATCGTAAAATTTTTGAATATACTTGGATATATTATCTCCATGTTTACCTAAAATATTTCTAGCTAACTTTGATTGTAATGCTTTTTGAAGTAAATTTTTTATACCACCAAGAATTGTTCCTAAATTTTTTCCAATAATTTCTAACGCGCCCAAAACAGCCTTTGAAGCAAATCCTCTACCTGTTTTTATTGCATTTTTTAAAACTGGGGCAACAGCTTGTAGTGGACCGGGTAATATTACAAAAGCAAAAGTTATTGCTGCCATAGTGTATAGTGAATCTCTCTCCTCAGCAGGTTTAAATTGAGCTTCTATAATGTAACTGAGGGCATTCAAAGCATCTACGATAGCTCCTGAACCGGGAATTACGAAGTCCATTCCAGCAGACAATAAATCAGCCCCTGTATGAAGAATATCACTGATACTCCAACCTTCCATAATTGGAACTTCTTCACCTGTTTGACAAGAATATATTTTGTTTTCATACATAATATATTTTCCATCAGGTGTGTACTTACACTCTAACAATTTTTGTAAAGGTCTTACCTCATCCTTTACGATACCATATAAATTTAAAATATGACTTCTATCTGATTCAGAAATTATAAACTTTTGCATATTGTTTTTTTTTAATAAATACTATAAACTATTTTGTTTAATCAAATGTTATCCAATAATTGTTTTTTTGTTATGGTATAACTTTCTTCTATTTTTTTCTTTTTCTTTTTTTTGTTAAAATCTTTTTCATACATCCACTTATCAGCATCTTCTAATAAATTATAAGTTCTGCCATTATCCCATTTGACATTATATTGTTTGTGTCCAAACACAACTACATATGGATTATTAAACTTATCTATAGGAACAACAACACCTCCTTCGTAAGTCATATTTGGTTCACCTTCCATAGTTAGTAGAATAACTCTATCACCAACCTTTAATTCTGGATTAATCATAATTTTAGTTTTGTATATAAATATTTATACAATATTTATTATTATGAAAATTATAATCACCGAACAACAAAAAAGAATAATTATCACTGAAAGTACTGGTGAGGAACTTGGTAATTTAATCAAACAAAATACTGAAAGGGTAAAAAAAATTGTAAATGAAGCTCAAGACCAAATTGGTATGAACTTACAATTTTTATTAACTTGGGGTGCTGGTATTGGTGGTTTTATGGGTCCTGTTGAAGATTTCGTAAGAGGAAAATATCCTGAGATTGATGAGAACGAGTTAGTTTTAATTTTGATTGGTATAATTGCAACATATTTTATAGACAACAAAAAAATTGTTACAAAAATCTATACAAAAATACAAGAGGATGGTTTGAGTGGGATTTTTGATAGAATATTGAAAAAAACTGATACATTCACAAATACATTTATCAATTTTATTGATAGCTTGGGTTTAACTTTCCACAAAATAACAAATATGTTAAGCTATACTTTTATTATCCCAATATTACCTATGATATATCAAATGGTTGAAGATGGAAGTACTGAAAATGTGGATTTGAAACAATTAGCTATCAGAATTATTAGTTTTACAGGTTTAACACTTTCAGGTATCATCTTCAAAGAATTATTATCCAAATTAGTTAAAAGATTCAAATCATAATATTTGAGTTTTCAAGATTTATATTTTATCCTTAAATCAAAAAGGATAAATTATGCAAAAATTCGACTTTAAGGACATTACACTAGTTCCTGAAACAATTTCCACAATATCATCAAGAAGTGAAATTAATATTTTCACACCAGAGGGGTCTCTCCCAATCATAGTTAGTCCAATGGACACTGTAGTTAACAAAGAAAATTACGAAATATTCCTAGATGAAAACCTTGAGGTATGTTTACCTAGAGGTGAAAGGCCATACTACGACAATACATTTTGGTCAATTTCTTTATCAGACTTTGAATTAATGATACATAAACATAAAACTTATGGTACTATGGTTCATCAAAAAAGGATATTGGTTGATATTGCAAATGGTCATATGTCAAAACTATATGACTTGTGTAAGTATTTCACTGAAAATATGAAAAGTACAAACCAATTAATGATTGGAAATATTGCAAATCCTAATACATACGAGTTATTTGCCGAACTTGGTGTCGATTATATTAGAGTTGGTATTGGTGGTGGTTCAGGATGTTTAACTTCAGCAAATACTGGTGTGCATTATCCAATGGCTTCTTTAATATCAGAGTGTTATAACATCAAAAAGAAAAGAGGTTATACAACAAATATTGTTGCTGATGGTGGATTTAGAAACTATGATGATATTATCAAAGCATTAGCCCTTGGTGCCGATTATGTGATGTTAGGTGGAGTATTAAACAAAACATTGGAATCTTGTTCTCCTGTTTATTTAGGTAAACTCATTCCATTAAATGAAAATACCTCCAAATATGTTTGGAATAATTTCAAATTCCTTAGAAAGTTTATGTATAAGAAATTTAGAGGAATGAGTACAAAAGAAGTACAAAGAAAGTGGGGTAAAAATAAGTTGATTACATCTGAGGGTATTACGAAATACAATAAGGTAGAATATACATTAGATAAATGGATTGAAAATCTTGTAGACTATCTAAAATCAGCAATGTCTTATACTAATTCAAAAACACTTGAGGAGCTCAAAGAAACCGAATATGTGTTTATAACAGAAAATGCTTTGAAAAGATTTAATAAGTAATATCAAACAAAGGTAATCAGGACTTTTAATTCTTGATTACCTTTTATTACTCTATGATATACACCTTCAGGTATATAATACTTTTCACCAATAACTAATTTTTTAGGGAATTCGTTGTCCATTTGTAAAAACCAATCATCCCCATCCAATATTTCAACTAATCTATTTTCCCTATCACGATGCCATTTTAATTCCTCATCGTCAACATCAGGTGAAAATGTTCTTAATCGTTTATTACCAATTATTTCTTGTTCGAAAGGTAGTTTTTCCATTACCAACTAGCACTTGACTTTAAACCCAATTTTTTTGCGTGTCGACCAACATTACAACTCCAATAACCAGCAGTTGTTCTATCTTTCTTTTGGTCACACTTATGTCTTGCTCTAAATGATTTTGCTGCTTTTGGATTTCTATTTCTCACCTTTAGGTTGGGGTCACCAAATGTTACTTTCTTGATTGTTCCTTTTGGTGTTTTAACATATACCGCAAACTTTTTAGGTCCTCCTGGTGTTCTAAATGGTGAATTAAGTTTAACATTTTTTCCGTGATGTTTTGCTTCAAACAATAATTCTTCAACTTCCTCTTCATACATTGGAGCATCTAACCATACCTCATCCCCATTTTCTAATAAAACTTTTTTACCTAAATCTGACTCAACCAACCAAGTGTCCTCTTCATTCAATTCTATTTTACCATCATAATATAAGTTTCTTACCTCATTAATTAACTTAAAATATTTCTCAGAGTATATTCTAAAAATATTTTCATTCAATGGAATCTTATTTTCCAAATGATATTTTAAATCCTCAGAAATCATACAATGTTCAGTCAATTTCATTACCGGATTTAGTGATTCTCTTAGAACTTTCTTTATTAAGTTATCTAACTTGGTACTCATATATTTTGTTTTTAAAATAAATATCCTTATATTAGTAATGATATTTTATAATCACAATTAATAAATGACTATGTTACTAATTTTATTTTTAATCGTTCATACCTTTATAAGAATATACATTTTTGCTAAAGTATTTTATCTAATGTGTATGACTTATTATTATCCCGAAACATATCCTATTTCATTATTAACTTGGTGGATTTATTTTTTAATTTTTGATATATGGATTGACCATTTATTGAATAACAAAAAAATAGAAAAAGTAATAGAAAAAAAAGATGAGTCCATCGATTGAGGGATTTTTTTATTTTGTTAATCTTGTTATATTTATAAAGAAAAAAGTTTATGAAAGGTTACAATATAAAAGAATCTAATATACGTAAAGTTATCCGACAAAAATTAATGGAACAAATGGAAACGTCTGAACCAAAGGAAGAAAAAAAAGTTAGATGTGTTCCTGAAAATATTATGCCATTGGAGGAAATTGTAGGAAATGCTGGAGAGTATGTAACATACGCACCTGGTGTTACAAAAAGAAAAATGGGAGTTAATTCTATGGTAGATACTTTAGGTATTTTGAATAATTTAAGATTATTCAAAGACATCAAAGATGGTGGTTCTCACTTAGCTTACGATATGATGCACCATTTAAATAAGTTCAGAAACAAAAATTATTACGATGAAACAACAGGTGGTTGTAATAAAGCTATGGACAAAATTATTGAATTATACAAAGAAAACGAACACGGAACTGAACTTGTTAAAGATATTGAGAGAGTTTTAAATCTTCAAACTAAAGATGATGAATTAACTCCATCACCAAGAGCGAAAGAATACCTGAAAAGAGCTTTGGCTTTAGTTAAAGGTGAATAATCTAACCTCTTAGGAGGACTATTAGGACCGTTTGCTGTTACGGCAACAAAAAAAGAGGACATCGCTACGTCCTCTTTTTCTTTTATATCCTATTTATTAAGAAAATTTACTATGAAAAACAAACTATTTTTCGGATGGGAAAATATTAAATGGTTAATTAGAGAAGTTACTAATATGTATTCATCTAAAGAATCATTTTTTTCCAAAAAAAGGATTGAGTCCGGAATCGCTTTCATCATTGCACAATGGGGAATGATTTTCTTTTTATTAGAAAAACATTCAGTTCTAACAATGACTGATTTGATTATGTGGGCAGGTGTTGAGTTTGCAATCTCAGGTTATATTATTCACCAAATCCAAAAAGAAAAGAAAACTGAAGAACAAAAAGAAGAAACCCCCAACGAATAGTCAGGGGTTTTTTGTTTTACTTTACTTCTTCAAACTCTACATCTGAACCTGTAAAACCATCAGTGTTTTCAGTTTGTTCACTCACATTACTATAAAGTTCTTGGGTAATTTTTTGCATAATTGAATTAACATTATCTAACGCAGGGTCAATTTTTTCAATTTCACCAGTGTTTTTAGCCTCTTTTAATTCCTCCAAACCTTTTTTAACTTCTTCTTTGTGTTCATCAGAGATTTTTTCATCCAAATCCTTCAAAGTTTTCTCAATATTAAAGATTGTACTATCAGCCTCATTGATTTTTTCAGCTTTTTCTTTAGCTAATTTATCACTTTCAGCATTTTCCTCAGCTTCTCTCTTCATTCTGTCGATTTCTTCTTGTGAAAGTCCAGATGATGACTCAATTCTAATCGTTTGTTGTTTGTTTGTTCCCTTGTCTAAGGCCGAAACATTGATAATACCATTTGCATCGATGTCAAAAGTAACTTCGATTTGAGGAATACCTCTCATTGATGGTGGAATACCATCTAAATGGAATCTACCAATAGTTCTGTTGTCTTTTGCCATTGGTCTTTCACCTTGTATTACGTGAATTTCAACAGAAGGTTGATTATCTACCGCAGTTGAGAAGATTTGTGACTTTTTGGTTGGAATTGTTGTATTTGCTTCGATTAATCTTGTCATTACACCACCCATTGTCTCAATTCCTAATGAAAGTGGGGTAACATCCAATAAAAGAACATCTTTTACATCACCAGCTAATACACCACCTTGAATCGCAGCACCCAAAGCAACAACTTCGTCAGGATTTACACCTTTTGACGCTTCTTTTCCGAAAAACTTCTTAACTGCTTCTTGAATTGCAGGGATTCTAGTAGAACCACCAACCAAAATAACCTCATCAATGTCATTAATTGTCAATCCAGCGTTTTTAAGAGCTGATTTACAAGGTGCAATCGTTCTTTCAACCAATTTATCAATAATTTGTTCAAACTTTGCTCTTGTAAGTGTTTTTACAAGGTGTTTTGGTTGATTATCAATTACCATAAAGTAAGGTAAGTTAATTTCAGTACTTTGAGATGAAGATAATTCAATTTTTGCCTTCTCAGCTGCCTCTCTTAACCTTTGGATTGCCATAGAATCATCATTCCAAGCACCATTGTTCTCATTTTTGAACTCGTTTTTTAACCAATCAGAAATAGCATTGTCAAAGTCATCACCACCTAAGTGTGTATCACCATCGGTTGATAATACTTCAAATACACCACCACCTAATTCTAGTACAGATACATCGTGTGTACCCCCACCACAGTCAAAAACAACGATTTTAGAGTCCTTGTTTTTCTTATCAAGACCATAAGCAAGAGCAGCTGCAGTTGGTTCATTGATAATTCTCTTAACTTTCAGACCCGCAATCTCACCAGCTTCTTTTGTTGCTTGTCTTTGAGCATCATTGAAGTAAGCAGGAACTGTGATAACGGCTTCAGTTACTTCTTGACCCAAATAATCTTCAGCAGTTTGTTTCATTTTCTGTAACACCATTGCTGAGATTTCTTGAGGTGAGAATTGTTTATCATCAATCTCTACTCTTGGGGTGTTGTTTTTCCCTTTTACGACCTTATAAGGAACTCTCTTAACCTCTGACTTGGTTTCGTCATAATTTGAGCCCATAAAGCGTTTGATTGAATAAATTGTTTTGTCAGGATTGGTTACAGCTTGTCTTTTTGCTGGGTCTCCAATCTTTCTTTCACCATTGTCAACAAATCCAATGATTGAAGGGGTTGTTCTTTTACCTTCATTGTTTGTTATTACAATTGGTTCTCCATTTTCCATTACGGCTACACACGAGTTTGTAGTCCCTAAATCGATTCCAATAATTTTACTCATATTTTGTTCGTTTTTGTTTGAATTATATTGTTTATTTTTTATGTAGTCAATTCTACTCACAAACATTTGTTATAAAAAATTAATCCAAACCTTTTTAACCTGACAAATTGTCAGTTTTAATGACAAAACATAATTTTTTTTATTATTTTTATAAAAAAATTGATTTTTCTAAAATCTTATCGTATTTATTCCTAAAAGAAAAAAAATGGACATCAATCTAAACAACATATACAATTTTTAATTCATAACCCCCTTATTATTAGGGGGCTTTTTTTTATAAACCAATAAACAAAATTAATAACAAAAATGAAAAACACACAAATCTACAACGAGTTAGTACAAAAGATGAGAAACTTTTTCCAAGCCAAAGGTTTCTTGGAGGTTCCAACACAATCTAGACTTTCAATCCTTGCCGCTTGTGAAAATCCACATAGCATCACAAAATTTGAATATTCAGGTGAAATTTGGCCTTTACCACAAACAGGTCAAATGTGGTTGGAATATGAATTACTTCTAAATCCTGAATTTCCTGGTGTATATTGTATCTCCACATCATACAGACAAGAAGCAAACCCAATCCCTGGTCGTCACGACTTAATCTTCCCTATGTTCGAAGTTGAAACAAAAGGAACTAAAGAAGATATGGTTAAACTTCAAGCGGAAATGTTAGAATATTTGGGATTTGATATTCCAATAGTTGTAGATTATAATGAACTTTGTGAAAAATACGGAACTGAAATCCTTGAAGCTGAACACGAAACAAAAATGTGGAATGAAATCGGTGATTCTATCTCACTTCAAAACTTCCCATTGAGAACAAATCCTTTTTGGAATATGCAAAAGGGTGAAGGTGACAAATTCCAAAAGGTTGATGTTATCCTTTTCGGTCAAGAAACAATCGGTTCTGCTGAAAGAAGTTGTGATAAAGAAAGTATGAAAGAAATGTTCTACACAATCGAAGGTGGGAACTACTCAGCAAAACTTTTTGAATTATTTGGTAAGGAAAGAGTAGAAAAAGAATTGGAACATTTCTTATCTTTGGATTTCTTCCCAAGATTTGGATGGGGTTGTGGCCTTACAAGATTGGCAAGAGCTTATGAATTGAATCTTACAAAAAAACTTACTGAAGCAATCATTTAATTATGGCGAAAAAACTAAACCCTGAACCTCAAATGACACAAGATACCAAATCAGAAGTTGTTATAGACCACGGAGATATCATCCAAATATGGAAATATGACAAAAAATTGGGTAGAAATGCCTATGAAGTGGAAAATGTTTATAAAGGGGAAGCTAAGTTTAGTAAATTAAAAAAGGGGTCGAAATAGACCCCCTTTTTTTTATTCTTTTTCCTCTTTTCCTGAGTATTTAACCCCCATTATTGTACCGATTATACTAAATGCGTTAGTTAATAATATACCTAACATATTTGACCAAGTAGAACCAATCATTTGTGTATCTTTGTTTATTACTAAAGCCAAAATATACATAAATGTGGTTATAATACCGATAGATATAATAACACCTAATGCAATTCTCACGATGTTACCAATTAATTCGGTTTGTTTTTTCTTTTGTAGAACATCCAAATCATTAACCGCTGCAGTTTTGGCTTCTTCTGCTTGGATTCTTGCTAATTCTGACTTGGCCATCTCTTGTTGAAGTTCCACACTCATTCTTTGGTTGTCTTGTTGCCAAGCAAGTAACTCTCTATTTTGAACTTCGAAAGTCATTTTTGCCTCCTCAACCTCTTTCAAAGAAACTTGGAGTTCATCCATTATTCTTTGATTTTCAGTATTGAGTTCAATTAGTTCTTTGTTCTTTTCCTGAACTTGTTTTGTTATTTCTAACCTTTTTTTTCTTGTTTCTTTATCTTTATCCTTACAATTCTCAACATATTTAGCAAAATCAGGGTCATCTGAAGAGTCAATAATCTTCAAAATATTACCTTCTAAACCAATATTTTTCTTTTCGAGTAATTCTATTAACTCTTGTTTTGTTTCCTTATTAAATTTCATTATTTATACACCTTAAATGAGGCAGTTCTTTTTTTATAGCCTTCATAATCTTTTTTGAATTCTTCTAATCTAGGTTCGATATCATCAGATTTTATAATCCAAAATTGTGCGCCAGCTTGAACAGCTTTAGCTTGTTCTTCAGGTTCATTAGATGAGGATATAATCCCTATAACCACATTATTACCATACTCAAAGTTAATCTTTCTAATCAATTCTATACCATCAAAGGAAGAACCAATTATATTTAAATCAACAAATACACACTCAGGTCTATCTGAATAATCACCACCCAACCATTTTTGAAAAAGTTTAGCGGCTTCATCAGAACTATTCAATGATTTTAGTGATAAACTAATATCTAATAAAGAACAAGCGTCTTCAAAAACTAAATGGAACAAGTCCTCATCATCTACCAACATTAACGAATCAATCATTTTTTGTTTTTTTTTTATTTTATGTTTATTTTCATTTTAGTACCAATATCATTTTTTTCACATGTAATTTCAAATCCGTGTTCTTCTAAAATTGCAACACAAATATTTAACCCTAATCCTGTACCACTCTCTTTTTGTCCTTCTTTTCTTGTATATGGTTTTGATAAATGGTCGAAATCTTGTTGAGTGATTCCTCTACCATTATCTTGTATTATTAACAAATCCCCCTCCATAAATATTTTAACAAATTTCGTATCAGAATCGTTATATTTCAAACCATTTCTTATCAGATTATCAATTGATGTACAAAACAATGACTCATTCACATCTTTAGTTATTAATTCCTCGATATGAACCTGACTTTTGTATGAGGTTGTTGTTAAGTAACTTTCTAAAATACTTTTTAGATTACATTCTGTTTTATTTAATACAACATCTTTTTTTACTAAGTTTGTAAATTCATAAACACCTTTATAAACTTTTTGAGCATGGCTCAACCCATCTTTAATCATTTTAAATGGTGCTGTTATTTTTAACTCCTCTATTTGTTCAATAGTTAATCTTCGTTCTAATGAACTAACTCCCCTAGGTATGTATGTGTTAATACCTGAGTGCATATCGTGTCTTAGAATCTTTGCTGCGTGTTCTAAATAAGTGTTCTTTTTCTCAATTTCTATTGATTGTGTAATTCTATCAGTTATATCTGTTGCAATTTTCATTACTCTTTGTACTTTACCATCTATATCAAATACAGGATTATATGAAGCTTGAATCCAAACTTTGTTTTTATCTTTAGTAAACCTTAAAAACTCATCAGTAACATATTCTCCACTTTTTAACAATTTCCAAAACTCTTTATATTCAGGAGATTTTGAATATTCCTTTGAAACAAAAATCTTATGATGTTTACCTTTTAATTCTTTTTCTTCATAACCCATTTTTTCACAGAATAAACTATTAGCAAACATAATTTTACCATCCAAATCAAACTCAATAACCATATTCGATGTATTAATAGCATTCATCCTATTTTTTATATCAATTTCTTTTTTCTTGACTTCTGTTACATCATATCTGATTGACATATACCCCAAAAACTTACCATTTTCATCAAAATCACCTTTTATATATGAATCAACCCAATATAAGTTACCATTTTTATCCCTATTTGTAACAATCTCATTCCAAATCTTTTTCTCAACGACAACATCTTTGTACATATTAGCCCAAAACTCCTTGGGATGTTTACCCGAATTAACAATACTATGGTCTTTTCCTCTTACTTCATCTAAAGACCATCCAGATACTTCCTCAAACTTTTTATTTACATATGTTATTCTACCTTTATTGTCCGCTTTAGAAACCAAAACAGATGTATCAACAAACTTTTCGAACTCTTGTAAATTACCTCTCAAAATATTACTTTCTTTAACCGAATAAGCAAAAGAATATAGTGATGATAACATTTGAGCAAAGTTAACTTCTAATCCAATCCATTCCCTTAATGTTTTACTCTCAATACACACAACACCAATTACATCGCCTCTGTACATAATTGGAACATCCAACATAGATTTAATACCAAGGGGTTTCAAATACCCTTCAACAAAACAATATGTTGCGGTATGAGTTTCAGCATTGTTTGCAATAATAATCGGATTGATTTCTAAGTGTTCAAAATAGGCGATAAAATCTTTTTTATACATTTCCGCCCCACTATACCATTCATCTTCTTTTTTAATATAAAGTTGTTGACAGATAATTGAGGTTTTATCTGAATTATATAACCAAATTGAACATCTATCAGCATCAATTGATTCTGTTACTTCCTTTGTTAAAGTTTTTGCCCCATCCTTTACATTTCCTTGATAAAATAATGAATTGTGTGATTGTGATATAAGAACTTTGTTAAGTTTTTTGGAGTATTGTGTTAATTTTATATTATGTTTTAATTTATTAGTATATTCTTTTACCAAGATTGAAAAGAATGGTAAAAAAACAATAAAACAAGATAATTCAATTATTTTGATTAATTGTAGTGCGTCATTTATAAAAAATAATGAAATCATCTTCATTATAAAGAAAATTGACATAATTAAAACTGAAAAGTAAATAGAAATTTTAACCTTGATTGACATAATTGATAACTTTTTTTTATATAAATACTAACTGAACCTAGTTAATTGGTATTTATAAAAAAAACTATAAAACTATGTTAAAAATCGGTTCACAAGGAGAATTAGTTAAACAACTCCAAACAAAATTAGGCGTTACTGCCGATGGTGCATTCGGTCCTGGTACTGACAAAGCACTTAAAGAATGGCAAACTAAAAATGGTTTAGTTGCTGATGGTATTGCAGGTCCTGCAACACTTGAGAAAATGGGGGTATCTCTTCCAAAAGTCGAAAAAGAGACATTAAAATTGGACAAACTTAAAGGACAAATTCCTGATTCAGTAATCAATGAAATTAATGCCAATGGTGAAAAGTTCGGTATTATCACGAATTTGAGATTGACACACTTTTTAGCACAATGTTCAACAGAATCAGGTAACTTCAAAGCTGTTAATGAGAATCTTAATTACTCAAAGGATGGTTTGATGAAAATTTTTCCAAAGTATTTTCCTGGTAACTTAGCTGAATCTTACGCTTATAAACCTGAGAAAATTGCATCTCGTGTTTATGGAAGTAGATTGGGTAATGGTGATGAAACAACTAAAGAAGGTTGGAAATATCGTGGAGCAGGTTTTATACAGTTGACAGGAAAAGACAACTTCAAAAAATTTGGTGAGTTTTTAGGTGAAGATTTAGTAACAAATCCAGACTTAGTTGCAACGAAATACCCTTTAACTTCCGCAGCATTCTTTTTCAATAGTAACAATCTTTGGTCTGTTTGCGACCGTGGTACTGGTGAAGATGTTGTAACAGAAGTAAGTAGAAGAGTAAATGGTGGATTCAATGGTTTAGACCACAGAAAACACGAGTTCAAAAGATTCGAAAAATTACTTTTAGCTTAAAAAAATTAAACCCCACTTTTTAGGTGGGGTTTTTTATTATAAGAACTCAATTTCGTTTGTCTCAGGATTCCATTCGATTGTAAGTGGTTTGTGATGGTAATTATAACTTTCATTTAATACTGCGGCATTAATGTAGTGAGTGTCACCATCAAATGTGTAACCATATCCTGTGTGAATGTGTCCACACACATGAATCTTTGGTTTAATTTCTTTGATTCTATCAGTCAATAATTCACAACCAAGATTTTCAGGTCTACCAATTACTTTATCAACATAACCATAAGCAGGTCCGTGAGTAATTAATATGTCTGTATTATTTGGAATGTTACCCCACTTTTCTTTTAACTCATAACCATTCCTTGGAAGATTGAATGCCCAATTATAAAACTCAGGTTGCCAAGGACTACCATAAACACTTACAAGTTTTTCACCCACCAATACTTCATTATCTTCTATATATGTTATGTCACTATAGAAGTCCAAGATTTCTTTTACTTTCTCAGTATTGATTTGGAATCCCCAATCGTGGTTACCCGCAATGAATACTTTGTGAGTGTAATTGTCCAAACTATTGTACCATTTACAGAACTCACGAATTTCGTGTTCATAACCCATAGAAGATATATCACCAGCATGGATTAACAAATCACCACCAGGTAAATCATCAGTAACAAACTTGTGTTTGTTGTGTGTGTCAGATATAAATGTTATTTTCATAATTGTTGTATTGTCTTTATTTTAATACAAATATAAAGATATTTATGAATAAAAAATACAAAAATGAAAACAATTATTAGATTAACAGAAAATGATTTATACAAAATTGTTAAGAGAGTAATCTCAGAACAAGTAAGTGATGAAAACAAAGCAGGAAATTACCTTAAAAATAGTGTCCCATATTCTTTCAAAGGTCTATTTCCAATAAGACCAGATGTACAAAGTGCAACAATAACCTTCGATAGAACCCTTGGTAACATACCATCACCTCAAATTACCAAACAACCTATCAATGTTGCAGGTATTGAAAATGGTGTTCATTTTTTTATTAAAGATGAATCAGAAAGTCTGAAGTCTTATTTGAACTCCGTTTTGACTATGAACCTAAATAGTCTTGCAGGAAAACTAACAATAAATGGACAACCTTTAGACCAAGGGAGACCAGTTGACGAACCAAATGTAGGACCTACTTTTTACACAATTAGTAATGAGTTTAATAAATTGATTGGTGACCTTTCTTCAGGATTAGGTTTGTCAGGAAATCTGAACCCAAACAACGTTATGACATTTGTTAATTCAGTACCATCTATGACTAGAGATGAATTAAATAATATTATGAGAGCTGTAGAAAGTTTCAGAAAAGCATTCGGAAACTTCAAGACTGAGTTTGAAAAAAAGGGTGTTCAAGGACTTGATTTAGGTAAATTTTCTAACGTTGAAAAATATGGTCAAGCTTACTTTGGTGATAAAATGCAAGTGTATCTAACATTACAAGTTGATGATACAGGTGATGACCAATTGGATTCTAAATATGAAACATTCCGTGATATGATTGGACAACAATATTTGGAATTTGTAAAAAATGGAATAAAACAGAATAACATTTTTATACCTTCTTTAGAATCATTGTTTAAGGCGAGTCCAAGAATTAAAAACGAAATTGATAAAGGCGGTATTGGGGGAATGAACAAACTAAATCCTAAAATAAGTAAACTTGTTGTTGTGGTTTATTCACCAAATCCTGGAGGTGTAGAACTTGCTTAAAATATAAAAACACTACTTACGTAGTGTTTTTTTTTACCATTCCTTGTCTTGGAAGTCTGTGTAGTAAACCTTATTAGTGTAGTTAAATGAAAACTTTTCATTCTTGATTAGAGTTTTACAATAGTCTTTGTTTGGAAGTGATTTAGATAAGTAACTCATAAATGTTCTATCAATCCAAGCGGCTAATACATCATCCTTGTCATTACTATTGATATTCATCTTTTCTTCTGAGGATAGTGAATTGAACCAAGTCATAGCTAATGTGTAACTTTTATCAGTTATTCTATCAAAGTGAACTTCAACAGACTCAACTAATCTACCATTGTAAATCAACTCCACTCTAAAATCATACTTTGTTTTGTACTCAACAATACTATCAACGTAGAAAATAGAAAAAGGAATGTAATTCAAAGAATAATTTACCTTTTGATTCAAGTCAATTTTTAATCTTGTGGTATTGAAAGAAATGAAACTAGGTTTTGAATGATTGTCAATTGAAAAAACAGAATTAACCTCAGTTACATATTTTTGGGCATCAACAAACATAATATCATCACCATCGAAGTAATGTTTGTTTTTATTAACATCATTACCTTCAGCAATGTACAATTTGTTAGTTCTTATGATACCATTAGTAACATCAGAAATTGTGTCAATTGATTTAGATGGTAATGTTAAATCACCTACCATCATTGTAACTTGACAAAAAATAGATGTGGAAACCAAAAATGAAAGGAATAAAATACTTGTTCTCATAATCTCATCGTTTTTTTTTACAAGATAAACATATTTATTATAAAATAATAGAAAATAAAAAAAATTAAAAAATAAATTATGAGAAGAACTGTAAGATTAACTGAAAGTGATTTAGTTAAATTAGTAAAAAGAGTAATCAGTGAACAAGCAACAAGTTGTATGGAACCATTACAATCTCATTTAGAGGGTATGATGAACTTAGGTCCTAATTTCAAAGAAGGCCAAAAGAAACCATATAGAGATTTGCTTATTCAAAATTGTAGTGCTCTTGAAAGTTACATAAAAAGTAACCCTAATGTACAATTTGGTACAGAAACATTAAAAGCAAATAAGACAGCATTTGCATGTGTAACTTCTGTTAATTTTGGCAACAAAGAAGAGGATAAAGATATGGCTGTTGCTTTAGCTAAAGTTGGGGCTTTTGTAAATTGTGTAAAAGGTTCTGGTGGTAAATAAAAAAAAAGGATAATTATTATAAAAAAAACGAACTTAAACTAAGTTCGTTTTTTTTTATTTAATCGAAGTGTGTTACTAAATAATCATTCTTTTGACTATAATATATAGACACAAAAAACATCTTTTTTTCTGATGAGTTCTTTGATTTATATTCTATTACGATTCTTTCACCTTTATCCGATAAAAAATGTCTTGAGCTATGATAAGGAGTTCCCTCTTCATACAAAAAGGTTAAAAATAAAAATTTTTTTTCGATATCAGAATTACTATTAAGCACCAATAGATTTTCATATTCATAAAAAGTAATTAAATTATTTTGTTCCTCAATTATTCTATCATCATCGAGTGTACGTATTTGTTTTATGTTAGAATCCAAAGTGTCTATTCTACTATCAATTAAATCAGTTTTATTAAAATAAAAACCAATTTCTTTGAGTCCTTCTAATTCTAATGAATCCCATGTTGGTTCAGAATTAGGTATTCTTGATTGAGAATTAATATTTTGGGATGTAAAAACGAACAAGAAAAATAAAATTAAATTTTTCATACTTACTAATATTATATGTTTATAAATAAATTATATATACTCAAAAAAAAAGTTTTAGAAAATTTAATCCCACCAACCTCTCATACCAGAACCATCAAATTGGTCATCCCAATCTTTTTCCTTGTCGAACTTATCGTAGTCTTGTCCCTTCAATATTTCCCACAATTCATTCCATTCTTCATTTTCAAGCTCAGTAACCCTATTGAAATATTTGTTGTTGAATTCTTTTTCTTCATCAGAATCATAGTCAACTAGTTCAAAATAATCAGGTTTATCCTCACAAGGAACAAATTCGATTTTACTGGTATTGTAACCTCTACCCAATTCTTTTTCAACGATGTCAAAGTATCTGTCCTCACGGATATTCTTTAGGATTTCAACAACTCTGTTCATTTTATCAACTTTCTTGAATCGTGGTTTTTCTACCTCATTTCCTTTCACCTTGAGGTTTTTAGCCATATGTTCAGTAGATATCTCAATGAACCTCAAAGTCCCATTATAATCCCACCAGTGATGATTCCATAGGGCTTTTCTAAATCTCCAAATGTTTTTTAAAAAGTTAGGTAAATCTTTGAATAGGAATATTCGCAATTCATCATACCAAGTATATCCGTAAGCCATAAATTTTTGTTTTGATTAAAATAAGAAAAATTGTGAAATGTTTGAAAGAAAGTTCCCTTTCTTTTTTCGTGTTTTAGAAAGTTTACCTTTTTTTTCTTTTTCGAAATTGGAACTAAGTTGCCCCATCTGTTTGTCAGTTAATTCTTTGTTCCATTTTTTGACATACAACTCGAACAATCTTTCAGTTGTTCTCACTTGTTCTTCGTTCTGACAAGAATCAAGAACTTTCATAACCCAAGTGTATTGATTTAGTAACTCGTGCTTTGTCATTTCGATTTATTTTATTGGGTGAACAAATATTTCTCAGACAAAGATAAGTTTTATAATCTAATCCTCAAAATATTTTACATATTTTTTTATTGTTTGTCTTCTTTTTTTGTCGTCCACATCCGCAAATACATCAACAAGTAAATTATCAATTTTATCAATCAACTTTTTAAAGTTACCTCTTACAGGAACTGACTTGTCATCAACTAAAATCCTATATTTACCAAAGTATTCCTGAAATTCTGTTGGAACTTCATTGACTGGAAAATTTCTCCTCAAATAAACTAAAACTTTATCGTCAGCTTCTGTGTATTTGGCAAGTATATCCTCTTTTTCTTCTTCTGTAAGTACTATTCTTTTCATATTTATATAAATATTGATGATTATAACAAATTTACTTATTTTAATCAAATGAAGAAAGGATTATGGATTTTATTGAATAAAGTTTTCAAAAAGGATTTAGAGCTTCTTTATGGTATAGGTAGTGATGTAGAAATAACTAACATTATATTCAGTACAAATAATAAAATTCACGTGATTAGTTGTAAGTTAAAAATCGGAGATGTTAAGTTGTATGAAGACATAGGTGAAACAGGTTTAAATTATCTATTTGAAGAATCTTGGAAGTATTTGGGATTTTATGATAAAAATTTTATGCTACAAATATCTTTTGATTTGACATTTTAAATTAATGTGATTATTATTCATTCAATAAAACATTACAATTTAAAATGAAAAAAATTCAAGTAGGTGACACCGTTATAGTCAATTATACAGGAAGATTGGAAGATGGGACAATCTTTGATTCTTCACTTAATGAGGGACGTGAACCATTAACATCAACATTAGGTCAAGGTCAACTCATTTCAGGTTTTGAGGATGGTTTAATTGATATGGTAGTTGGTGAGACAAAAACAATCGAAATTGAACCTGAGAATGCCTATGGCAATTATCAATCAGAAATGATTACAATAGTATCCAAGAGTCAAGTACCTGAAACAATACAAGTTGGTGAAACCCTCCAAGGAAACACACCTAATGGACCGATTATTGTAAAAGTAATTGAAGTGACTGATGATTCAGTAACTTTGGATGCTAACCATCCTCTTGCAGGAAAAAAATTAATCTTTGATTTGGAAGTTATGGGTATTTCTTAGGAAATACCTTTTTTTTATTCATACATATACTTTTCATCATTTGGGAACTCTTTCTCAAACAACTTTATTAATCTTGCTGAATATGCGTTAGCCTCATCCTCATTAATTCCACCAATGTCAGGTCCTCTTTCTCTTCCCAAAATTGTCATTTGATATTCATGAATCCATTCATGAGCTAATGTTCTCAATATATCTCGATTCATCCTACCTGATGTTAATACTTTCAAGGTATGATTGGTGTTCCTAGACCCAGTAGTCATTACACCTTCCCTTTCACCAAGTAATTCAATAGTCAAGTCGTATTTTAAAGGGTAATTCTTTTGAATGAATTTAATAAACTCCAAATACAACTTATGTGTGGTCTTTTTTTTATCGTCTTTAAATACAATTTTGACTTTCATATCTATAAATATCATTTATTATAATTAAAATAAACAATGAATTATTGATATTTATTTAAAAAAGTGTTGTGAAAAAAATTGTCATTTCTGAAGAAGAAAAAAAACATATAAAAGGTCTATACAAAATTAATGAACAAGGAAAATCTCCTTTAGACATTATTTTTAGTACAGCATTAGATAAATTAGAAAAATTTAGAAGAGGTGAAATTGACCCTGAAGATATGACAACATCTGATTCAACATCCGATAGTAGTGAATATGATTCTTCATTAGTATCAAGTTTCGAACCTGGAGAATTTTTTGTACATCCAAATGCTGAATCTTTTAAAATTACTTACGGACCATCAGCAATAAAATTAAATTCACCCTCTGAATTGTTACTTAAAAGTATTTTTGCTCAAGCAAATACATCAAATTTGAAAGTTACAAGTACTTTAAGAACGTATGAAGACCAAGCGAGAGTTAATAAACAAAATAGTAGGTCAAATATAGCATCTTGGTATGGACAAGATGTGGTAAATGTTTGGGATAAATATATGTCAGGTGAATTAACACAAAAACAATATGCTGATTTTTTAGAAGATAGAGATAAAAAAAGAGGTAAAGTTTTAAGTAACCATATACCTGGATTTGCTATCGATGTTGCACCATATAGTGAACAATTTGCAAGTGCCGCAGAAAAATTAATGAAAACCCCAAACTCTGGGATAAGAAAGGTTCTAAGAGAAAAGAATAATAACGCTGTTCACATAGAATTCAATTTTCCTGTGACAGATAAAGGTGGTATTGGCACGATTCCAAAAATGCCATCAAAAAAAGAAGAAAAAAGATTTGATAAACAAATGTCTAAGGGGGGTATCATTGTTGATAAAAATAATAATACATCAAATTATGCAATTGTTTTCGGTGGTTCACCAAGTAGTTCATATGGTGCTCAGTTTATGTTTGATAAAGGTTCAAAAATACTTTCAGACAAAAATGTAGTTTATAGTAATTTTGAAAATTCATTGGACAATGTTTTGAATCAGATTAAATTACAAGACCCTAAGGCTAAAATAACTTCAGTAAGTGGATTTTCAGCTGGTGGTAAAAATGCTTGGGAGGCAGCAACTAAAGGTTATAAGGTGGGTTTAATTGACCCAGTTGTACCTGATTTTGCAACTCAATTTGTTGGTTCTAATTTTAATGGTGAATTACCCTCAAACATCAAAATGATATCAAGACAAGAAAATTGGTCGGGGCAATTTAGAAAACATGGTGAAAGATTAAAAAACTTAGAGTCGACTCAACCTGAGGTACGAAGAAATGTTAAACATGCCGATATGCCAAGTCAATTTTTTAGTGACTTTAAAAACTTTGTGTAAAAATATTAAATTATGTCAAGAAGAATGATAATCTCAGAAAATGAGAAAAATAGAATCAAAAGTTTGTATAAAATAATTGAACAAGAAATAAATCCTTTAGATATTATTTTTAAAACCGCAATGAAAAAACTAGATGATTATAGAAGTGGTAAAATTTCACCTGATGCCGATAATAAAGATACCGAATCAGATACTGAAATCGATGATAAAACTACTCCGTATAAATCAAGTGGTAAAGGCGATTTTTATGACATAACAAAAAAGGTTATTGAAAATTTTGAAGGCGGTTATTGGAATCCTGAATGTGCTGGTTATCCAGGTTCAAAACATCCTCGTAAAACAGGAATGTATAGTAGGTCAGGTGAAACAATGTTCGGATTGGATAGAGAAGCAGGTAAGATTGAAGATATATCCTCAGATGGAAAAAAATTCTTTCAGTTGATTGATGACCAAAAAGAAAAGATGGGTATGGATAATTTTTGTAAAAAATGGACTTGGAATTATAGGGGTGGTGAAATTAAAAATCAATTACTTGATTTAGCAGTAAAAACTATGAAAAGTTTGTTTGATAAAAATTCAAAAAATTATTTATCTGAAAAAGCAAGAAATATTGTAAATAATAGTAATCCATTATTATTACACTTCTCATACGCCACGTGGAATGGTCCTGGTTTCTTCAAAGATTTTGCAAAAAGTATTAATAAAGGTGTTGATGAAGGCAAATCAGAGAAGGAATTAGTCAAAATCGCTAAAAACGATAGAGACAGAAGATTAGGTGGTGGTGCATGGGCTAAAGCAAACGAAAAGGTAAAAGCTCTCATTGATAAAGAAGCCTCAGGTATAGTATAAAATTATTCTTTTCGACAATAAGGTACTTTACCTGAAGGGTCTTGTAGTACAACTCCGAATTCTGTTTTAATTTCAGTAGGATTAGGTGGATTTTTAACACTCGAACATAACGATAAGTTCTCATATGTTTTTTTATCCAACTTTTTAGTGGTTGTTGTTGTTACAACACCTTGTTCCATTAATCTATTTTTTTCAATTAAAACATTTCTTTCTTGTATGAGTTTTGTTTTTCTGTATGACATATTGTTTTTAAATATAAATATATATCTAACTCAATAATCTTTTAACCTGTTCCATAATTTGTACTTGTCTTCGTTCCAAATCATTAATTCTTTGTTTTTGTTGATTAGACAACTCCAAACTTTCACCTTTTATTCTATTTATTTCATTAAATAATTTGGTATGTTCATTTAGTAAACTACCATAAATTTGAGCTTTTTGTTCTTCAGTCATTTTTGTATTTTATGTTTTTTATCAAAAAATATGAGTTTTATATAAAACTTAGTGTTATTATACTATCAATAATACAACCATTTATTCTTTTGTCAATATGTGGTGAATTATGGTCTTTATCAAGTTATTGGAGAACACCACTTCAACCAATGTTCATAATAATAAACGCAGCCACAAGTTACTTCTTCTTTAGTACAGACAAATGGTTGGTACCTTCGATTCTGTTATTACTTCTGACTGCGTTTTCTTTAGACCTATACCCAACAACACATAATATTATTGCAGGTCTTTTCTTTCTCTCTTGTTCCTATCCTCTTATGACATTAAAAAGATTCCAATTTTTTGGTATTCTTTATTATATGTCAATATTTGTATTGTTGTATTCAGGTATGTTGTGGTTCGAGATTTATTGTGTTTTAATACTGGGGTCATACCATCTTACAATACTTTTATATAAACATCATTTAGATAAATTAAGAGAAGAATCACATAACAAATCATAACTTTGATTAATTTGATGTTTAATAATCAATTCATCATAACGCCATAACTCGTATTTTTCTATAACCATACCAATGTGTTTCCAATATTCACCAAATCCATAACCTTTACAATGATTTGTCCAATATTTCCAATTTTTACCAACAGCGTGTTTGTAATATTTCTTAAGAAATAAAGCATGGTCTTCAAATGATTCAGAGAAACTTTCATACTTTCTCCATTTTGTTCCACCCAAAGATACATAATAATCACCATCGTACAATTCTTTATAATACTTCATACCGAATAGATTATTTGCATTCTTTGCAATTGGTGAATACCCACCCCCACTTTCAGCTATCGCTTGTGCTAATTGAACACTTGTAGGTATACCATGTTCTAAGTGATAGTACATTGCAATTTCGTGGTAATTATCACAAAATTTACTATACGGGTGTTTTCGATTTATTTTCACCTTGTTTGATAATTGTATTGCTACAACATCATTGTGAACTTTCTTTTCAACCTCCGAAGAAACTGAAATTTTTTGTGGACTATTAGAATCCAAGGAAACCAACAAGAACCACAAAATGATTGCAATTATCTTTTTCATTTTGTTTTTTGTTTTTGTAAAACCACAATTCGTTTTACCCCATTACATTATAAATATAATAGTTAAGTAAGTAAAGCCACAAAGTGTTAAACTGGATAAACTGCGTTGATTTGGAGTTGGTAAGTTTTTTCAAACCAAGCTTTCAACATTTTTTCGAAAAGTTCTTTACCAAAAGCACCTGAAACATTCTTAAGTTCCCAAGCATGATATTCTAAATTGTAATCGTCTGAATTGTCTACTGGTAATACTTTAAACACATATTCATCGTCTTCCCAATCTATTTCAGGGTCAACATAATAAACATATGCTTGGTATATATCATAAGTCTTAAAATCTTCATACTCCCTCTGAACTTCAATTAGATTTTCATACTTCTCCATCATAGAATCAAACAAGTTTTTTAATCTTTCTTCCTTGTTTTCATTAACAAACTTTAACTTATTTGTAATTCTAAATTCATTTTTATTAAGTTGATGATGAAGTTCCCAGTTATGAATTGAGTTATTGTATTCTTCCAATAATATTTTTTTAATTATCTTTTTCATCTATTAGGATATAAATAAATTGTATTCTTGTTCTCTTCTATTTGCTAATCCCTCTGTTGTACCAATATAAAAAGTTTTCACAAGTTCAGCAGCTTTTTTTGTATTACCTTTTTTTAGTTCTTGTATAAATCTAGATTTTCTCATACTTGTACATCCAGCATTGAATGTCATTGAAACCATAGCATCAAATTGTCCTTGAGTTAATTTATAAGTTTTTAAATCATTTTTTTTCCATTCATCCATTATTCGTCTGATACAACCAATAGCATCGCCAGAATCTTGAACCAAAAAATCTTCAGCTTGTTTTTTGGTTATTTTCATACCAACCCTAACACCATCGGTATGACCATATCCAATCGTTGGTATTCCCCTTGAGTCAAGATATCCTACCAACTTAGGTTGTTTTACCCCACCAATTCTATTTGCTGCGTCACCCTCCCATTCTCTAACTATTTTTTTGTAATCATTTGTTATATTCATAACAGAACCATCCATCAATTGTTTCCCACTAATTTTCTGTGGTTCAGGATTGGCAATACCTTTTGGTTTTACCTTTTTTGTTGTTTCTATTTTTTTCTGAGAAGGTCTTTGAATCCCCACCATTTTATATGGGTCAGTTATATTTCCAATCGTTTTATTTACTTGTTGTAAAATATTATCGTATTGTTGTTCAGTAATTATAATTTTCATAAATGAATTTTACAATAAATATCACAAATAAAAATCCCCACCTTATTGATGGGGATGTGTCTGATAAATAGTTTAAAATTTATAATTATAAAAGTATTGATTTTCCGTTGAATCTTCTTGCTTCAAAAAGTATATCTAATGTTGTCTCACCTTCGAAACTGAAATACCTTTCAAACATTTCACTCATTAAACCACCCAAGAATCCAGTAACATTACCTGCAGCCTTAGAAATACCACTACCAATATCACTTGCGGTTTTCGAAATTTGTGAACCAACATTTTGGGCTGTTTTTTTTGCTGTCTGATAAGCACCTGAAGCTAAAGATTTAGCTTGTTCCCAAGTTTTACCAACCTGTGCTTGAACTGTTGACCATTGTTGTTTAAGATAATCTCCGACCAAATTAGCAATTGTACCTATTTTAGATGCTCCACTTAATACTGCAGCATAAATCTTGGAACCAAATTGTTTTGCTTGACCAATAATCCATTTACCTAAGGTTACTGATGAATCTTTAAGGTTAGAAAGTTGTTGTCCTACATATTGAGCACCCTTATCAATTAATATACCACCAGCTTTTAAAGTATCTACTGATTTCTTACCTAATTCAGTTGCCCCCCCAATAACTAATTTACCTGTTGATGATAATAATTTTAATAAAGCATCGGATGTGGCTTTAGCTATTCTATAAACACCTTTACCAATCAACCAAATAACTGCAGCACCATATATTACAATTGTAAAGGTAATGTTACCCAAAGTCACAATAGTTTGTTTACCAGCTTTCATTACTTGTTGTGCTCCACTAGATATAGCTTGACCGGCTACCTGAGCACCTTGTTTTACCGCAGTTACCGCCTGACCTACAGCTTGTTTTGTTGCTTGAGCGGCCTTTTGACCTTGTTGTTGTCCTGCTTGATAAGATGTTGTTTGTTCGTCTATTATTTTTTTTATTAATCTTGTCAAATCAGATTCAGTTAGAGTTATAATCCTTTTCATTTTTATACTTTTTATAATTTTATTATTGTCTATAAATATATCATAAAAATAAAAAAATTACCCATTATAAATTCAATATACCATCCTTGACTATTGTTTCATTTGGTAACCAAATCTTTATCTCAAAATTTTCAACCAGTTCCAATTCACCAATTTTTATTTTATCCTTTAGGTTTGGTAAAGTTATAATCAATGTTTGATTATTAATCTGACTTTCAAAATTATATCGACCATTTTTTGCCAAAACATCCAAAATTTCATACCTAAGATTTGTTTTAACCATCAATTCCACCCTAACATATGTCTTGTCCCAAGTTAAAACAGATTTTTTACACTCCAAAGGGAATACAACCTCATTCACATTTACATTAAAAGACCTAATTAATGTTTTCTCGGATTGTCCAAAAGAGATATAACTACCAAGTAAAAAAACTAACAACAGAATTAAATTTTTCATAATAAGATTTTTTTTAATCGTTTATAGTTCAAATATAACTATAAATATCAAAAAAACAAATAAAATTCTGTGGATTACTTCAAAAATTGTAATTAAAAACCCACTCTTACTCAGGTGGGGTTTAATTTACCTATAATAAAATTTATTTTGTATGAATTGTTCAATTATATCCCAATTATCTGAGTAATAATCTTCGTTGGAAATATACGATGGCTCAAACTCATAATCATAATCTCTACCATCGTGAAATTCTTGCATACTTCCTGTCAATTCAAACATTTCACCATTATCTAATTCCTTTGTGAATGTGACATCATCACCATCAAATTCAACATTACCATAAAACTTTTGTTCAAAATGAACTTGGATTGGGAAACTCTTACTGAAAATATTTTTTAATTCATTATGTAATTGAACTTTGATAGCATTTTCTCTTTTGAAACTTTCCTCACCAGGAAGAATAATCTCAAGCATCTTGCCTGTGAAGTAAACATCAACAATTTCATTCTTAAATGATTTCTTGACATATCTTATTACAGCATCTTCAAATTGACTTTCAGTTATTATAATTTTCATTCCCCACAATTTTTAATAAATGTATTTGTAATTAATTCACCATAATTTTTGATAAGATAATGTTCCATTTGATAAAATATATTTTCAAACTCCATATCTTCTTCATCAATATTATAATGAGAAGTAAAATTAAAATTATTATAACAAAACTCATTAATTGCCTCAGTTACGACAATAAGAAATTGACTTGGGGTTTCATAAAGGTCACACATACCAATTTTCTTATCGAAGTCATAAACTTTATGAAATTTATTTTCCATATAGAAATCAATTAAATCAGTAATTCTTTTATCCTCCAACTCGAAACCAAATCTATCAATAAATTGATTTGTATCCATACCCATCATTCTGGCCGTATTATAGATACCATCTTCCATAACCTTTTTGGATATGGTTTGTTTTAATTTCTCCAACTTACTTTCCGAAATAATAATTCTCATATACAATATATATTAACAATTTCCAACATAAGAACCGATGTGAAAATTAATACCTGAAAATATTGTTTTCAATTCCTCTTTTATTTCTTTTTTTAATCTAACAACATCAATCCAAAAATCATCAGTATTATTTTCATCCCTCCAATCTTGAGATATTATAGCCATTATCCAAAACACATCATCCTCATCATAACCATCAACCTCAAAACGACATATCTTACCTGAATATCTATTTAATAATTTATCCAAATACTTTTGTAATACTCTATCAAATTGATTCTCGTTAATTCTAATCTTCATATATTATATCGTTGAAAAATAATTTTATATTTGGGAAATGTGTACCAATTAAATATTGAATTGTTGCTCTAATATTATCAAAATCCTCTCTATTACCACTAACATAAAAATTAAGATAAACATTTAATCCTGTATATGGCACAATTCTATCAATCTCAATTCTCTTAACAGATTCCAACTCCTCCAATTCATCCATCTCACCCAATCCCCAATCCTGAGATTCTTCTCTCAAATTATCCAATTCACCATCAATCAAATTTTGAATGTGTTTTTTGAATTTCTCCAATTGTTTATCCGTGATTTCTACTTTCATAATATATAAATATCTTAAATAAAAAACCCAACTTTTATTGTTGGGTTGTTAAACATTTTTTCAAAACCTCTTTATTCTCATTCATTCTTTTCAAGGTTTTCTTAAATGATTTTTTACTTTGTCTTTTGTTTCTTGGAACTCTTTTATTCTTTGCCATAATTTTTTAATATAAATATACTTCTATAAAAAAAAGGTTAGGGACTCAATACGAGTGAAACAAGGAAATCATCAGATAATATTTAATTATTTTGGTGTTTAAAAGAAAAAGGTCTTTTTATTATTTGACAACACTTTTTACACAACCATTTTTTTTCTTTATCTATTTGTTTGATAGTCCCTTTAGCATCATTCATCAAACATTCATTATCAAAATCACAATGTTCTAAACCTAAATTATGACCTATTTCATGTAAACATACTTTTTCAACCCTTTCTTTTATAATTTCTTTAGATACATTTTTTTTCATTCTGAATGTTGATACAACACAAGTGTTTCCAGGTCTATATCCCAAACCAAGAATACCCCATTCATCAATCATACCCTTTTTCATTGTAATATCAATTTCAGTAATAATTAATAGATTTTGATTTGAGTCAAATTTTTTTAATATTGTACTTGCACAATATCTTTTTTTACTTTTGGAAAGTAAATCATCAGTTAATTCAACACGTGGTTTTATTTCACACTTATAATTGTAAAAGGACTCAACTGAATTTTTGATGATGTTTAAATATTCTGGTGAAACATCACCTAAAGGTAGGATATTAATTTTTGGTTTAATATCTGTTTTTTTAATATTTTTAGATATCTTTTCATTTGTTGGTTTACACGATAATAGAAATATTGATGTCACCAAAATTGTTGTAAGTATTATAATTGTATTTTTCATAATACAAAGATAATAAACAAAGACCTAACTACAAAAGATTTTCTTATTGTAATTACACAAAATTACTAGTACCTTGAGCCCCAAGTGATTGAGGAGATGGGCATACCTCACTATTTAACATTTTATCGAAATAATTTTTAGAATTATCAACCAAATAGTTCTCATTGGATTCTGATAATACAAAAACTTTAGCTTTATCCCAATATTTTTGTAAAATATTCAAAAATTCTGTTGTTAAATTTATGCAACCATATGATAAATCTAAATTTAAACCACCAGTGGATACCGCATTTATAAATTCCTTTTTTGCCTCAGGGTTTTTAACATCTCCCAAAAACTTTTTTGCCTTTTGTAATACTAATGTTCGTGGTTGTTCTAGGTAATAACCATGAATTGCTTGTGTGTATTGTTTGTTATTTTGAACCAAATGTTTTATATTATTTATCTTTCCCGCATACGATGCGTCACTCGTAATCGTACCCATATCATAAACACCAGGAGAGGTAAACCTCTTGTTATTTCTATCTATCCAATCATACACATAATCATGATTGTATTTTCTATTCTGACTTGTTTGGTCAACATATCCCTTACCATTAATCCATTTAAAACCCGCTTTGATAGCTGACTCATCCCAAGATAACATAGCATTTGCTATATCCGTAGGGTTAGTGGGTTGTTTGTTTTTTCCTGAAATAATTACATCTTTCGCAATAAAATTACCATTCGGGTCAAACAGATATATCAATTGATTTAAAGTGTCAACTACAATCAAATTATAAGTTCTCATCAATGGTCTAATACAATTCAAAGCAATTTCACAAGAAATTCTATCATTCTTTATTGTTTTATAATACATTTCAGCTCTTTTATTTATTAAATTATTAATATAATTCCAAATAGTTGTATCAACTGTAATCGATGGTAAATTAAGTTGTTTTTTGTAAAAATCGTAAATATTTTCAATATCAACAATTTGTTTAGAGTCCTTATTAATATAAGGACAAAATTGTTTTTGTCTCTCTGATGATTTTTTAATTTCAGGTTTTGATTCTTGTTCACTCAAAATACCATACAATAATTTGATTAAAACCTTTTCCTCCTCCGTAATTCTAACTTTCATAAATTTTTATTTATAAATATATCAGTCAAATAATAATCCCCACCTATGTAAGAGTGGGGATTATTAAATTTTAAACCAACCTTCTAATTATTTCTCGTATCTTGGCTTCAGATATATTTGTACCTCCACCATCCAACTTATCAGTAAAACCTTTCAACTTATCAAATGCTGGATGAGAAGATATTGGTTCTTTTTTTGCATCCTTCATAACATCCCAAGTTGATGGCTTAATCTTCATATGGTTTTTAACCAAATATTTTATTTCATCAACATCAGTTCCTTCATAAGATTCAACCCAATCTCTAAATTGTTCAACATATTTTTCTGATTTATCTTCATGTCCATATGCGGTAGGTTCTCCTGTCTTAGGATTAATTCCATAGGTATCCATTTTACCCAAATCATGAAATAATGCGGTCATTATCATATTGGGGTCATCAGGATAATGATGATACGCCCTCTTGATTACAACCAAAATATGTTTTAATGAATTACCCTCAGGATGCCATTTTGGATTCTGTTTTGCATCCCATTGTTTGAATAATAATTCTTTTAATTCTTGGGGTAAATCATCATATAATTCTCTATACGATTTTGGAAATTCTTTTTTGTTTTCTTCCATTTCATTTATTGTTTGTTTAACCAAACTTAATAAATCTCTTTCAGTTAGTCTAATTATTTTTTTCATATTTTAGTTTTTATTTATAAAGTCATTATATACATTCTCATCAAAGAAAAATCTACCCCCCAATTCCACAGAATTAACACCATAGTCATATCTATAATCATTATCAAGATATGCCTTGATTAAATCACCACCATCCACAGTTATGGTTACCAATGGAGAACCCTTTTTTTCATATGAAACATCATCATCCACCCTTTCCTCATTTCCCTCACCAATATATTCAAAGTCATCATTCATAAAACCCAATAACATATCAACCTCTTGCTTTAATCTTTCAGGATTTATATAATCACCATAGTTAGAAAAGAAATCATCAATTTCATCCTTAAATTGTTCATAGGTAGGATATTCACTTGATTCATCATCATTTGTCATTTCAAATTCATCATCACCATCCATTTCCATTAATGGTTTTACATTTCCCAAACTTGATTTCAATAATTTATTGAATTTTTGTGTTTCAACAATCAAGGAATTATTATATTGTTCCAAGATTCTATTTTTTTCTTCACCAGATAAATCGTTTAATAAATGTTTCATAATTTTTTATTTATAAATATATTTTATTTCAAAAAAGGGGTTGGGGATTGAATACGACCGAAGGGAGAAAAATTATATTATAATAACCCCATTATCGATTTAATCTCCATCTTCAATTTATCAAAATCAGGCATCTTAAAATAACCCTGCCATACCAATGTCTTCCCATTCTCCATATTCATTGTCGTACCCACTCCATTAATTAATTTCTTTGACAGTTCAACATTAGATGTGGGACTAGTAACAAACAAACGATATGTACTCTCATCATCAACAATCTTAGGTCCAACCTTCAACTCTAATTCCCCACCATTCTTACCCTTATAATATAATTGATTGTTGACAAAAACCATCCCCAATTCCTTACCAATCTTTTCCATATCAATCTTACCTTGAAAGGTGGGAACACCAGGAGGAGCTTGGTCAATATACAAATCAACATTCTGCTCAGAAATTATTCTATTTACCAATTTAATTAATTCACCCTCTGTTAATCTTATAATTCTTTTCATAAATCAATTTTAATATAAATATACAAAATTAAAAAGGGGCTGGGGATTTGAATACGAGTGAAACGAGAAAATATAAAACCCCACTCTATAATGAATGGGGAAACTAATTTACCTAATAATAAGATTAGGATTTATCTTTATGTTTTCAAATATAGTGTCAAAATTATAAATGATGATATTTCTACTTTCATAATCAGTAATATCCTTTATGTAATAACCAGTAGTTGCCGACAAACTATTATGTTCCATCTTGGTTACTGTCACCGTAACATTGTACTTATATAAAAAATCAGTAAACTCCTCAATCGTCATATCAGGGTTTTGTTGAAGATATTCCAATAACAACACAACAATAACAACCCTATTAACAACATGCTCCTTAACTATCTTAAACTCATCCTTTTTAAGTTCACTAATCATCCCATTCTTTTTCATTTCCTTTATCACTTTCTCCAATTCAATTACACCAACAGATTTTAATCCAGTATCAAAAAAAGAAACATCAAATATCTGACTCCTTAATGAACTAACCAAAGCATCGTATAATATAATATCATTATTCCTAGCTTCAATACAATCTTTTAAACATCCTTTGATAAGAATATAACAAGCTTTAATTCTTACTTGCTGACTTGGACTTAATTTTTTCATTTTAGTATTTTTTTTTGTTAGTAATCTCAACAAAGATATTACTATTTCACAATTTCTAAAATTTTTCCAAAAATATTTTTTTTACAATTTCACTTATATTTGTACACATCAGATTTTTTCCCAAAAAATGGGTTGGGGATTTGAATACGAGTGATAACGAGAAAATTATAATTCCGCAATTTGTTGCTCAATTAATTCTTTATATAACGGATGTTCTTTATACTCTTTCAATAGGCTAAAATAAAAATTAATCTTTTCATCTATCCTTTGTCCCGCAGGTTGTGATGTATCCCATAACTCCAAATTCTCAATTCTATTGTCAGTCCTTATCCCATTTATATGATGTATGTTTTGGTGGGGTAATAATTTGATTCCGTAGTGTTGTTCATATATAACCCTATGTTCTCGCATCCCTCTGAATTCACCATGTCTATATTCAAGATATCCCTTCCCATTAACTATTGGTTCACCCCCCTTCCAATTATAATGATTAGACCCCGACATTCTTTCACTAACAATATCTTTAACCAAACATCCACAAGACCTTGTTGGATTTTGTTTTTTTGTCAAATCCTTTCTGAAAACATCCACCTCATTACCACAATCACATTGACATTTCCATTTAACACCATAGTTCTTTACCGACTCAACAAATTCAGTAACAACTAATCTACCTACCCTCATACCTATTATATTGTCAATTCCTTTTTCCTTTTTTACATAGGTTTTTTTGTGACGTTCTTTTCGCTTGAGCAATATTGATTCTTTGTTTTTTTCATATTCATTTTTCTTTCTAATACTAGTACAAGGTTTACAATAACTAGCCTTACCATATGTCCCCTTTTTGTCATTGAAAAAATCATCCAGTACCTTCCCAATTTTACAAGAACTACACACTTTTTTTACTCCACACATATTATTCGATTTTTTTAAAGATAGGAGTAATTTTCCAATTTCCCAAAATTTTTTTTTCAATATAGGGACATTTTTCCAATTTTCAGAATTTTTTCCATAAATATTTTTTCACCCATATACTTTGTTTAGGGGATTGTCCCCCCTTTTTACGAAAAATACGACAAATATAGGGAGGGGGGATACGGAGGAGGGGGGTATATACCCATACCACCCCCCATATAGGCCACCAACCCCACCCATACCATTTCAAACAATCAAATAAAATAGATAGCCCCTCCTATGTCAAATGAAACCCTATGACAATATGACATAGGTAATGCTCTCGTATATGATGGGGATATGAACATAGTTATCCACTGACAAGATGACAATGTGGATAACAATAATAAAATAAAGATGGGGGAATGTTTGGTAATGCCGGCACCATATATTACCTTTGTTGTTCACACTTAAATCAAGAACCAATATGAAGAAGACATTATTATTAATGTTGGTTGGGGGTTCATTGTATTCTCAGGGAATAGATTGTTCGAGTATGTTCAACCCCACCAATAAGACCATTCAATTAATTGACTCACTTAATATGAGTGAGATGACCTATCGTGTACAGGTTGTATCATCATCCTATGTAGACAGGAATAAGTTTGGTAAGTATTTGAGGACGCATAGATGTGAGGTGGACTATTGTTTATTACCGAGTGGTAGGGAAGTATATAGATATACCATATCCCCAACCATTGTTAATAGTTATACTGAGGCATTGAAGTTGATGGAGGTATTGAATAGGACTTATGATAATCCGTTTGTGGTAATGTATCGCAAGGGGAAAAGAATTAATTAGAAATGTTTTGTAGTGTGGGGATGGTTTATTATCTTTGTTGTATCACAAACACCACCACTATGATTGAAAACATTGTAAAGAAACTTATGAAGGGAAAGACATTTACTTGTCAGGGATATGGATTGACCATTACTTACAAGGTGAATGTTAATGTGAAGATTGATAGTAGACATTGGAAGGGAGAGTATAAGTATATTGATTTGAACATCAAGGTGATTGAATGTGTTAGAAGTGGTTATGGTCGTAATATTACCTTATTTAAGAATGGTAGGGGTAATAGGAGTGACTATAGAGATGTACAGGATATTGTTAGACAAGATATGAATAAGTGGGTGTCCCCAATCTTCTCTACACATTTTTATAGAAACTATTACACATTAATTACGCATCTTACTGAGATTAGAATAAACCGTTATACATATAGTTAATATGATTTACTTAATAGTAATACCGACCATCCTCGTTTTAATATGGTGGTTTATCTTTTATCTTGGGGAGAAAGTTTCCAAGAGATATCCCACCTCTTTGTTTGCCAAGTTTTGGAATAACTACATTTGTATGGGTATTCCTGATAACGAGGATATGTAATCTTTTAGTTTGGCAAGAGAATCAGTTCTTATCTCCATTTGGAGCTTGGTTAAATCCCCCTCGTTGAGTGGGGATTTTTCATTTATATAATCTATGATTTCGAACATATATACTTGTGTCAGCAGATAGACAGGTTCAGTTTGGTATTTGGACCTTTGTTCCCATTCTTTATAATTACATCCCCCTACTATTGTCATTGTATCTTCTTGTATTGTGTATATAACATGATACTCCTTGTCTACTTGTTCTATTATGGTGGGGATATTGGATAGATAATTGTTCATAACTTTGTTTATAAAATGTACCTGACGCTATGTCAGTGGATAAGTTTATGTGTTAAAATTGTTAAAAAATTTGAAAATGTCATTATGTCAGGTGGAGGGGACAATCCCTTTGAAGGGTTTTATGGTAATTAATTCCCACCTTTTCCCACAACTTACCACTGATAAATACATTCCAGCGTATTAAAAACCCACTTTTTTGTGTCTGGCGGTATCTGTAGAGGTATTTTTTTTACTATATACATTTCCCAGATAAAAATGTTAGTTATATATTTGAGTCGGGTGGGACATGTAATGTCTTAGGAATAGTATTAATATATGTTATAAAATGAATACTTCAACCCCCATCTTTGATGGAATTAATCGTATCTTTAAGTATCAAATCGTATCATATTTTGATGGATTACCATAACAATCCTTTCATAAACCCCTTATATAATTTACCAATATATTTCCTGGAATGATATGGAATATCTATTATGAAATACCATAGTAAATTACTATCTTAGAGGACATTTCCCCACTTACCATATGTAGAGTCGAAGACATATAGAAAAGTGTTGTATGGGGGAATTGTGTGGGTTATATAATGGATTACCATAATGGTGGGGATTATATGTAAATGAATATAGTATTGGTAAAATATGGTCTTTTAGATGGGGGATTATATGTGAATGAATATAATGTAGTATTAATATATGAACGAGGGGAATGACATTCATAACGGAGTGGTTTGACCCCGACCGTAGGGATGGGGGAAAAATGAATGGAAATGGAGGTGAGTGAGTATATTAATATTACATTATGGTATTTATGTAGATAATATAATTTGAATATGAAACTAATAATAACTGAAGAACAATATAGATTACTGATTGAGAATGAAGATGGTAAGAATCTTATTGATTTAACATCATTTGAGAATTTGAAACCATCAGCTTTGGATGATATGTTTTTACATATTAATAAAAAGAAGGGTGGGAAGTATGATGGATATTATATTGATGGGGATTTGGATTTATATGAAAGAGAGGCCGATGTTACCACTTTGGATTATTTGGTTAAGGTTGGTGGTAATCTTTATTTGGCAAATACAAAAATAGAATCTTTACCAAGATTGACTGAGGTTGGTGGTTTTTTGAATATAACAAAAACCAAAATAAAATCATTACCAAAGTTATCATCGGTTGGGGGTTATTTGGCTTTACTTTTTACTCCCCTCTCTAAGAAGATTAGTAAAGAAGAATTGGAGAAACAAATAAATGTTGGAAGAGAAATATATCTATGAAACTAATAATAACTGAAGAACAATATAGATTAATCATTGAGAATGAAAATGGTGGTAAGTTATTTACTATACCAACTGAATTAATAAAGGATGAAGAAGGTATTGATAAACTATTCACATTATATCATAAAACTAAATCTAAAAAAGGTTGGGTTGGTATAAAGATTTTGGGTGACTTGAACTTGAGAATAATGAACTTTGACGATACTTTTCACTTATTTAGTTTATTACCTGAAATTGTTTATGTTAAGGGAAATATTTTATTACCTGAATATGATTTTGATTTCGATTTTAATAAATTGGAATATGTTGGTGGTAGTTTTAGAGGTCATTTGACAGGTGAAGTGTTATTACCAAAATTAAAAAAGGTTATGGGGTTTTTATCGTTATCTGTTAGTAATCTTACATCATTACCCGAACTAGAATATGTTGGAGGTGGTTTGAATTTGAGGCAAACACAGATAAGTGAATTACCAAAATTAAAATATGTTGGTGAGGCAATGAGCTTGATGGGGACACCCTTTGCTAAGAAAACAAATAGAGAGGAACTAAGAAATAAAATACAAGTAGGAGGAAATATATTATTATGAAACTAATAATAACTGAAGAACAATTAAGATTGATTATTGAAAGTGAGGGTGATGGTAAATTATTTAATGTGCCTAATGCTTTTTTACAAACAATAGGTGGTGTAACTAAGACCTTAAATCTTTATAACAAATTAAAAGATGTTAAAGGATTTGATGGAATTAAGGTTATTGGTAAATTGGATTATTATGAGATTGACGCTGATGATAATGATGACTTGGATAATTTCACCAATGAGGTTGTTTATATTGATGGAACTTTAATTTTGGCTGAAGAAAATCCTGATAATAATTTCGGTAAATTGAAAGTTATTGATGGTAATTTGAGAGGTTCTGAGGTTGATAATATTTCATTCCCCAATTTGGAATATGTAACTGGTGATGTTAGTTTGGAAGATAGTGGTATTAGTGAATTACCGAAACTGAAAGAGGTTGATGGTTGTTTATATTTACAAAGAACAGGTATTCATTCATTACCAGAATTGAAATCTGTTGGATTACATTTGAATCTTTATAACACAATTATTAAGGATTTACCTAAGTTAGAAATTGTTCAGGGTGTATTGACATTGAGACATACACCTTTAGCTGATAAAAAAAATGAAGAGAAACTAAGAAAAATACAAGTAGGAGGACATCTTAATTTATGAAAATAATAATAACAGAAGAACAATATAGATTATTGATTGAGGGTGAGGGTAGATTACTTCCTGTACCTGAAGATATGTGGAATCAAGATGGTGGTATTACAAAGATTTATAGTTTATTTGACAAGACCAAGGACACTAAGAATTGGGTTGGTATAAAGGTAATTGGTGATTTGAGTTTAACATATGAGGATGACGAACATCTTAAAGATTTCTGTGAATACTTAGTTGAGGTTACAGGTGATTTTGAAATGTCAAACAGAAAAAGATTTGAATTTCCTTTATTAATTAAAGTTGATGGTGATGTTAATATTGCGAACTCGGATATTGATTTTCCAAAATTGAGATATGTTGGGGGTGATTTTAGAGGAAGAGGAAGTGATACTGAGGAACTACCTGAATTGGAATATGTTGGTGGGTCATTATCATTAAGAGAAACTTTTATTCAGGATTTGCCAAAATTGAAATATGTTGGTGATGTATTGAATATTATGGATTCATCCCTCTCTAAGAAAACTACTGAGAAAGAATTAAGAAGTAAAATAAATGTTGAAGGAAACATATGGTTATGAAGTTAATAATTACAGAATCTCAATATAAGGAACTTAATAAGATTGATGATATCTATGATGGTTTAGACCCATATTATCGTAGGAGGATTGATTATATTGATATAAAGGACGATATTGATATGAGGATTGGATTTAGGCAAGTTTTTCCTTCTCAAAGGGAAGCTTTGCACGGGCGTATGAATGTTCTTAAGAAAAGTCCTCGTGGTATTGATGGACATATCGATGATATAATTCATAATGTTGTTTGGAGTACAATACCTGATGAGTGGGGTGGAAGTGAAGATGAAAGATTATTTGATTATGTTAATGAAATGACAGATAGAGTTAAAAAGAAATATCGTGGTTATATAATGGGTAAATTACTTAAAATGCTTGAAGATGAGGATAATAATTAATGAATCTCAATATGACGAACTAAATAAGATTGATGATGTCTATGATGGATTGAAACCTTATTTTAGGAGGAGAATTAAATATATTAATATTCCTGAGGCAATTGATAGGGTAATTAAAAATATTGACAGATTTTATGATAAGACCGCGACATTTCATTATTTAGTTACAAGGGTTATTAGTAATGTCGTATGGGAAACTATACCTGATGAAATGGGTGCAAATACTAATATGGAATTATTTGAATATCACGATACAATGGCCGCCAACATAATGGACAAGTATGGTGAATACATTAAAAGATTGGTTAGAAAAAGAATGGATAAATGAAGGTAATAATAACTGAAGAACAATTTGATAAGTTCACAACTAAGATTAGACAACTAATTGACAACCAAGGTTTTATTGAGGCGAGTGAAATGATGGGTATCAATAAATTGAAGCTTGCTGAAATGAGTAATCTTCCTATAAAAGGTGATATCAGAGATTCAAGATTTACTGATGATAATGAAATTGTTGCAAGTGATTTGTTGTCTGATTTGGTAAAGAAAGATGACAAATATAAAACTTGTAATCTTGAATATTTTATTGATGGAGTATTATTGTGGGAATGTAGATTTAAGGATGAGGAAAATTATTATTATGTTGGTGTTGATGCAACACCATATTGGGCGGGTTATGAGAAAACACAAGTATCTATAACAAATATTCATATAGCACCAATTGATTCACCTGAGGACAAAGAAGAATATGTAATAAACATATATGATGAAGAGTTTGATTGTCCTAAATCATTTGAAAATGTGAGTGAATTTGTTGATTGGTTTGAGAATGAATATAAACCAAAAACATATAATTACATTAAAACTTTACTTGATAGATTTAAAAAAGAACAATTATGAAAATAATAATAACTGAAGAACAACATAGATTGATTAAAGAATCAAAAGGAAAATTGGCCAAGATTAGTTTGAAATCTTTACCTGGTGATTCTAATGAAGAGAGATATCTTAACTTTATGAAACTATATAAGAAGGCCAAGGAAGCTAAAGGTTTCACTGGTATTCATATCATTGATGATTTGAACTTGAGCACGGCATTTATTAAATCATTGGGTGAGATTAAGAAAATTGATGGTGATTTATATTTAAGATTTTCATTTGTTGAAGACCTTGGTGATTTGGAATATGTTGGTGGTAATGTGTATTTGAAAGGGTCTGACCATTTAAAATCTCTTGGTAATCTTAGAGAAGTTGGTGGTGAATTGTCTATTGAAGATTGTGTTGAATTGGAAGATTTGGGTCAATTGGAAACTGTTAAAACCATTAAAGGATTGGAGACCACAAAGGTTACAAGTTTGGGTAATCTTAAAGAAATTGGTTATCTTTGGGGAGGTAATGATGTAGATATTACCGAAAATATTAAATCATTGGGTGAGTTGAGAAAGGTTGAAAAGTATCTTGATTTAAGTAAAAGTAAAATTGAAACTTTGGGTAACTTGGAATATGTTGGTGATTGGTTAGATTTAACCGATTCTCGAGTAGAAGATTTGGGTAATTTGAAGTTTGTTGGTTCTAGTATGAGTATATGGAGAACTCCATTATCTAATAAATATGACCCCAATGAAATCGAAGAAATGGTTGATATTCAAGGGGTATTAAATTACGACTAATGAAAATAGTAATTACAGAAAATCAAATGGATAAGTTTGCCCAAAAATTAAGAATGGGTATTGAAAAACATGGGTTCACTGATACTGCCAGAATGACAGGTATGAATAAGTTGAAATTAGCTGAACTTAGTGGATTACCAATCAAAGGAGATACATTCCATAGTGAAAACGAAATTGTTGTTGGTGATTTACTTAGAGATTTGGTTAATCAAAATAGAGAATACAAAACTTGTGAATTACATTATTCTGGATTAGAGGGTATAGTTGAATGGAATTGTAGGTTTAAGGATGATGAAAACTATTATAGATTAACTATTGCTGCTACACCATATTGGGATGGTAATAATACACCTATTGATATGTTTAATGTTGAAGTAACTCCAATTTACTCACCTGAGGATAAAAAAGAGTTTGAAACTATTAATGATTATTTACACGAATTCGATTGTCCTAAATCATTTGAAAATGCTAATGAATTGATGGATTGGTTTAGGGAAATCTATATTCCAAAAACATATGATATTATTGTAAAAAGTTTAGAGGATTTTAAGGAGAGGGAATTGTAACTATCTCAAATTATGATTTATATCTAAATCTATTTTCATTGGTGTAAATGGTACAACAATATCATAAATAATATCATCTATTTCACTTTGTATTTCCCACCAAAAATCTTTTTCCCACAAATCAGAGTCCCATAAGTCATATGTTTCACCATCAATTAAAATTAGTGTAACTTCACCCTTTAATATTTTTACATATACAGCCCAAGTATCATTCATTCCCCAATCAATATCTGTAATCATAAAATTAAAATCATATCCACCAGTTTTAATTTCAAAATCTTTTATTGAGAACTCTTTATCAATGAAGAAATCTTTGGCCAAATCAATTGGTGTGGTGTCAAGTGTTTTGGCAACATTATTAACACCAAATAATTTGATAGATTCGATTAATCCTTTTTTTTCAATTAGATTAATCATTTTATCTTTGGGTGATATTGATTCATTTACCCCCATCATTTCTTGTATTCTATTTAATTGTTCTTGTAGGTTCATTTTACAATTGCAGGTATTTTATCAACATTTAACAAATTTAATAGGTTTGCTCTATGATTTCCATCTTTTAAATGATAAGTATCATCAGGTAATTTAATTAATAATACTGGGTCAGATTTAACATATTTGTATATTGATTCAATAATTTCTGGCATTTCTCTTAATTTGAGTATCAAATCTTTAAATGAATTAAAATTGGGTAAGTCAAAATTTTCTTCATTTGATATATGCTTTAATAAACTAACCATTGATTCAGGAGTAAATCCTTGTGTCCCTACTGAACCATTTGGTCTTCTGAGTTCATCAGTTGGAATTAATTTATAATCAATCCCCATCATTTCTTGTATTCTATTTAATTGTTCTTGTAAGTTCATATTACCATTGTCTATTATGTATGTTGATTGAGTCAATAACATCTATTTTAACATTACCATATTTTTTCAATTCGTGTTTCAGCTCATATATAAATTGATTTTCGTCAATATATCTAAGATATGAGTATTTTATTACAATTTGAATTGTGTTGTCACTCGTAATATCTACAACTTTTGCTTCTACTAATGCTTCTAAAAAATCACAAGTATCTATGGATATGTTCCTATCATCTATACTATCTAATTCACAGTCCTTTTTCATACCATCTATAGATTTATCAATTAGTTTTTGGAATGCTAATAGTTTTCTGTTTGAATCTTCTTTTAATGATTTCACGCCTTCGCCATCATCTGACCACATTTCTTTCTTTCCAAGTATTTCTATTGATTTGAAATCTTTACAAGCAATATTAATCAATCCTTCTTCGTGTGTTACAAAACCATTAAAACCTTTTGACTCTATGAAATCTAAAAACTTATCTGTTTCCAAGATTGCCCAAGAATCATTGAACTTGGTTAAAAAATAATATAATAATCCCACCATATCATCTTCATCTCCACCAGCATCAATATAATATTCCATTACTTCATTTATGCTATCCACACCAGTTTTTTCCCATTCATTTAGAAAGTAACTTAGGTTGTCTTCAAACAATTCTAATACTTCATCTTTATAATCTTCCAAGGTATATTTTATACCATAATCATTAATATGTTTGAAGGTGTTGAATATTTTGTTGGGGTCAAATTGTAATTTAACTTTATATGTATATTTCCTGTCGATAAATGTGTTTGGTTCATTACTGAAGAAAAGATAGTTAGTTCTCTTGTCTTTATTGATTTGGGTGTTAAATGAATTGATATCATAATCTGAGTTGTGATAAAAAATACCACCACCTGATTCAGTTTGTTCCCTCAATATTCTTCTTATTGTTTGTTTTAGGTTCATTTCTTTGTCTTTTTTGATTCATAATACCAAGAAGTATCGTTATAAGAATCTAAGGTAGAAACACCCATAGATATACCACCTTTGAAAAAATCTTGTACTAAATCTCTAATTGTTTTTTGTATTTCTCTTCTTTTATTATGGACTTCATCAGCTTCATTCTCAGTAAAAGGTCTTTTGAATAAAACTGAAATCCTACAAACTTTTCCATAATCAGTGTCATAAATATCAACAACAACACCATAATAATTGTCGTTTTTGATTGTTTCAGGTAAATCTGTTTCCACTTGTTTTGATATATACCTTTCCATTTTGGTTCTTTCACCAATATCAGTATATTCTTCCCTCAATATTCTTTTTATGGTTTGTTGTATATTATTCATTACAGGTTCTTACATATTTTGATTTCATAACTATTGTTTGGTTGGTAAAATCGTAAACCAAATCCCAAGCTTCGTTCATTATTGAATCGTGTTTTTCTTTGGCATAAAACGATACTTTACCTCTATGAACGATGAATGTAAATGTTACTTCATAACTTTCTCCATCAACAGATTGTACAACCTCAACACCACATAAAATATCTTTATTATGTTTAACTAATAGTTTATTTAACAGATTTTCAAGGATTGGTGATAAATCCTTTTGAGTTTCTTCCCTCAATATTCTTCTTATGGTTTGTTCTAATTTCATTTCTTTGTCTTTTTAACGCAATTAGGATATCTTTTACCAAACATTGTTTTCATTCCTTTTTGAGTATAATCAGGCCAACATTTTTCTGTTAATTCACCCTCTCTGATTTCCCCTTGTTTTCCCATATGACTGAATACTTTTCTAATATTTTTAGGAAGTGAATTGATTGGTATTATCTTTGCTTTGATTGTTTCTAACCCTTTTCTTATTGCTTTTTGTGCTCTGTGGTGACCATCTATGATTGATATAAATGAACCATCGTCTTCAACAAATATTAGTATTGGATATTGTAAATCGGCCTTATCTATTTTTTTTATTTCATCTTCATCACCATCCCATGATAATAGTTTTGACTTTAACTTTTCTACTGGTATCTTTTTAATTGGAATATCTTTAGTCGCGTCTAATAAATCAATAAGAGTAATTCTATCACCTTCATCATTTTCCCAAAATGTATCGTGTAAACCTTCTTTTTGTAATCTTATTGTCTTTTGTTTTGATTTTTCTTTTTGTGTTTCGATATAATCATAAGCTCTTTTCAATCTTTTCTTTGTCTCAGGGTCTTTGGCATTTTGATAAGCAGCTCTCACCCTTTGATGAATAAGATTAATGATTTGAGATTGTCTTTTGTGAGGTTTTGATTTGAAACTTTCTTTGTTCAAGGTATCAACAATATCCTCTTTGGTTCTAAACTTAACTGAAACTGTATCTTTTGGATTTTCGTCAGTATATAACCTTCTACTAGAACCTTCAGGTTTTTTACCAGTACCAACTTTGGGGTCAGCTTCATCAATTTCTTCTCTATTATAGGGTCTAAATCGATTGGGGTTAGCTTTGATTGCTGACTTTGGAAATCTTAGACCTGCACCTTGTTGTCTTGCATTTTTCAAGGTTCTTGCATACTCAGACATTTCTTCATCCAATTTTTCTGTATTTGTTCTGTATTGTTTATACAAGTTTTTGAAGAAACTATTGTTTTTTAACAAATCTCCAAATTTCAAATACAATAATTTTGGTGTATCAGGTATTATCCATTCTGTTGTTTCAAAATTAACTAATTTGGAATGGAAATCATCAATTGTAACATCAATAATAAATTCAATAACATTATCCATTGGATTATTTTTCAATCTAGGATAAAATGTACCAGGTCTTTCTCTCATCCAAGACATTGTGTCAAATAACGAATTTTCGAATTCTTCATCAGTAAAAATTGTTTCGAAAGGATTATATTTTTCTAATAATTCTTTTTCTGTCATATGTAACATATTAGACAATCTATTGATATCATTACCAAACATTTTTAATGTGGTAACTAATCCATACTTGTCCAAAGTTTTTTGAACTTTTTCTGCATGGGATTCTTTGAGTATTCTTTTTATTATATTTCTTATCTCCATTTTGCTTGTGGTAATAATTTCTTTCCGTGTTTAATCAATTCTTTTTTCACATATTCTTTTTCCTCAATTGAACTGAATAATTCTTCTCTTTCATCCGCCCATTCATCGATAATATCATCCATTTTCATTTTCCTTGTTTTTGCCTGAGTATAAAAACCTTGTAAATAAGCATCCTTTTCTTTTGGTGTTAATACTTCTTCGGCAAATGTATCGGTGGGTATTTCTTCGACCTTTTTATATGGATTCTCAGATTGATATAAATGTTCTATTTCGTGTCTTAATACATCTTTTAACTCAGCAAACAATTTATTGAGATTCTCCATCTTGAAATTCGTATCAATATAAATCTGTAAATTAACAACATCTATGCTATCTTCATCGTCCCACTTTTGTTCAGCATGAATATCATATGGTGTGCGTATATCTTCAGTTATAGCTGTAAGCCTCACAGTAAAAGTAGTTGTTGAATACTGTTCTTCCTCCTCTTCGTCATCATATTCTTCATCATCCATAAAATCTTCATAGTCGAATTCTTCTTGGAAATATTCTTCCTCCCATTCAAGTTCTGTTGATTCTTCATCCCTGATGAAATCCATTAACTCTCTTTTTATATCTCTCCAAATCTGTAATATGGTTTGACTATATCTTCCTTCAGTCAAAACATCCTTGGATATTCCCATCATTTCGTGTATTCTATTTATTTGTTCGTTCAAATTTGAATTCTTCAAATTTTTGGATGTCCTAACAAATTCATAAACATCATCACAAATTTTAATATTTTTTAAATTTTTGATTGGATAGAGGTCTCTTTTATTTTCAAAGGTTGTGAAATATTCAATATAATTTTCAACATCATAATATGAAATACAACCTAATTCCATTCTTTTCAATAACCAACTCAATTTTTCATAATTTGGATACAATTTTACCATTTTTTCAAACAATCCGTAATCCACTATTGAGGGAGCATAAATACTTTCTAATTCATCTATTTTTGCTTGTGTTATGTTTTCAGTCCAAGCCAATCTTTCCTCCTCTTCTTTTTTTCTTTCCTCCTCTTCTTTTTTTCTTTTTTCCAATTCTTTTTCCTCTTCTTTTTTCGATAACTTTTCAAGAAAATTATTTTGAGCTTTTGGTGCTAAATCTCTTGCTATTTTCATTAGTTGTTCACAAGTATCTGAAAATTCATCGAATTTATTATTTTTGTTTTTACACTCTGAGTCATAAAAGGGGCTAATTTGTATGGGAGTTTCAGGATTATTTTTTTGATGGAAAACAACAAGATAATCTTTATTTATGTAGTCTACAAATTTTCGTTTATTTGTTAATGTACAAAATCTAACATAATTATTCCTATTACGATTTTCACAATCCCCCAATATATTCTTGTATGCTTTGTACATAGGTTCATACATGTATTCGTACTCAAGATTATAGTCAAGATGAGGAATTACAAAAACTTGATATCCACTATGGACACCCATATATTCAATAAAATTTTCATTTAGTTTTTTGATATCAGAAAAATTTATAAAATGTTCATCTTCAAATGAAATTTTATCAATTAATTCATTTGATATTGAAATAAAATTTTTGACATCTGAACAAGTTTTTATCTGACCTAAATCTTTTATTGGAAAATTTTTTTTATGTTTATCGAAAATTTTGAAATATTCCACAAAATCAGGTATTTTATTATACGAAATACAATTTGATTCTAATTTTTTCAAAATCCATATGAATTGTTGGTATTCCTTGAATGTATTTTTCAATTCGTCAAATTTTTCTGACGTAACTATTTTTTTTTCATCGACATATTTGTACCGAACCTCATTAGGATTATATACTTCAGTAAGAAGTCCCATCATTTCGTGTATTCTATTTATTTGTTCTTGTAGTTTCATATATTACTTTAATGTTGATTCCAAATATTTTAAGTCCTTAATTTGTTGTTCTTCATCTCTGTTGAAAACTTCGAATGGGAAACTTTTAAGTCCTAAGTTGTATGCTGCTAATAATCTGTGTCTTCCATCACTTATACCAATTTTTGGTACATCATAATATTGTTTTTGACTATTCTTATCATACTCAAAACTTTCAACATATAACATTGTTGGTTGGTATGCTTCGACATTTGGATTTTTCAGATATTCCATTGCCTTTTCTAATCTATCCCCAATTCTTACACCTTGATTTCTTATATCAAAACCTGAACCCATATCTTTACCAACTCTTTCCAATACTTTTTCTGGTGATAAGAATATTATTGTTGAGTCACTATATCTTTTAACAATTTGTTTGGTACTCCAATCAATATTAAATCCTCCTTGTGTTTCAGTTGACTTGGTTGTTTGACCTGAACTTATATTACCATAACTTTGTTTAAGATATTGGAATAATGCTTTTATTAACTCTAACATTGAGTTGTTATCTTTGATTGTTAAATTGTAATATCTTTCAATTTTTGGTTTCAAAGTATTGATATCTGATGTTGGGGTTTCTTTGATTTCGTTTACAACTTTTTGAATATCATTGTACAAGTAGTACATATACTTAAAATACTCATTAAACTTTTCAAACCCCAAACTACTAGTTGATTCACTTTCTAATAATGGAGATACCTCTGAATTTGATGTTTTGTTAATTAGATTTAATATCTTTTCAGCATTTGTTCCTGTTAAAAATATTTGATTAAAAAAGGTATCTAATTTTTTTGAGAAAACTTGGATGAATGTTAGAACATTTTCTTTGTTATTTCTTGAATTGTTTTGGTGTATTTCTCTTAATTGTTTGTATATCTCGTCAACATAGATTTGATTCCCAAGTAGATATTCAACTTCTTTACTAATTGAAGTAGTTTCTTCCATCAAAATGTTTCTGATAATTTTTTGTAGTTTCATAACATATAAATATTAAAAAAGGTGATAAGTTTGACCTATCACCTTTTAAAGTTTGTTTTTTGTTTTTACATTGGTAATGTTGGGTCAGAAGGAGTTTCTGTGGATTCTTTGTCTCCTCTTTTGGAAACAATCCATTTGTCAACAGATGCGATACCGAATGAAGCGATTGTTAGATACATAAATCCATCAAAGATAAATTGATTGATTAACAATTCTTTTCCTGTTACACCAGTAACGATATCAACACCCATAGCAATAACCATCATCATAAAGGAAATGAAACCAACAACAGATTTTTCGTTGATGTCATTTTGGTCTTTGAACATTTCAATGAAGAAGTACTTTTTTTTCATAGATGTGTATTTTAATAATAAATATCATTAACACATCGATTTTCTATTTACTTTTTTTTAATCTTCTTCAAGGTAAACTCTAATCTTGGTGAACTTACTATATTCATCAAATACCCATTCAATGTCTTTGATTTTGAAATCCATTATACCTGATTTTACAAATGGGAATACAAATATTTCACCTTTACTTGGTGGGTGTGGTAAATATACCTCGATATCATCGACATCACTTGTTAAAAATACTACTTGTGTTAATATCATATCCAACTTAATAAATCTTCAATTGTTAAACCATCCATTACATAATCATAGGTGTTATAAAATTCTTCACCATCGAACCAATATTGTGGTTCTTCATCACTTGAATCGAATACTCTGAATGAGTGTGATTCACCATTAATCTCTAATAGATATTCATTAGTTTCTTGATAGTAAACTCTGTTACTGTCTAATACTTTAATCTCCATTTTCTTTTAGTTTTTTAGGTGTTCATTGGGGTCAAAATTATCTACAAAACCTGATTGTTCCCCTTCTTCAAGTTTTTGTCTTATGTAATCAATATAGGCAACATTATCTTTCATTGTCAAGTAACCTGAGCAAGTAATATTCCAATTGTCTTTAGTTTCTTGACTATAGTCATTTGAAATATAAGTTCCTAAATTGATAACAATATCTGGGTGGAGGGTTTCTTGTCCATTATATAATAACTTCCATCTATCACTATCACCAGTGTTGTTGGAGTTAAAACTAATTTGACATATCTGTTTGTTCATTTAATTCTTTTTCTTTTGCTTGTTCGATTAATTCATCTAGTTCTGTCCATTCTATTTCACATTTGAATGGGTCACCATATGATTCCAATTGCTCTTTTAACCAATCTAGTACTGACATATTATTTGTTTTTGATTTTATCATATTCTTCATCACATAGAGTTCTCCACCAACCAATATCATTTCTCAATTTACCAGGTTTTCCTGTCGCTTCACAGATTGTTGAACTTTCTATTTCAGCTTTGGCAATTCTTCTATGTATGTCATCAGTTCCTTCTGTGATATAGAATCTTAGTGTACCATACTTTTCTTTAACTTGGACTACTTCTTTATTCCAACCCATTTTAATTAGGTCAGAGATGAGGTCTTTGATAAGTTGATTCCAACCTCCACCAACCTCAAAGAAGTCAGAGTTGAGTAATTTATTACCAGTATATCCGTGGATTAAACCATCTATTGAAACGAGGTAATCATCCAATTCTTTATATGTTAAAACCATCGTTTGTCTTTAAGATATTTTAAAAATACTTTTAAATGTTTAATTCCTTCATTATCCATTGCTTCCCCAGCAAGTTTAATTGAATGGTTATCATTTTCAAGAACACCATTAATAAATCGCATATTGTCCCAATCTTCAGTTTTCCAAGGGGTTTTTGTTTTATCTGTAAACTCGATATCAAAACCATCGTAAAATGTTTCCCCATCATCTTTGAAGATTCTTGTTGCTTCCCAAGAATAATCACTATTTTCGTAAATAATATTTAGGGTTTGCGTTAAATCATCAAGTATTATTTCCTCTTCAGGTTGTGTTTCTCTAACATACCAAACACCATTGATTAATATTCTATCTTCCATAATTTATTTATTTATTTTTATAAGTTGAACTAAACATTTCAATTGAACTAAACATTTCAGTTGGGCTTCTTCATATGTTCCAAAATATTCATCAATCACATTATCCTTGAATCCATCCCAAATAACATATGTGAATATGTTTTTACCATTATCATAACCACCTTCAACTAGTCCAATTAAGTTATAATTGTCTCTGAACCATTTGAACGCTTGTTCCCAAGTTGGTGACATAACATATTTTGTATTGGAGTTTTTCATCCAACCACCATAAGCTTCATTCAATATATTTTCACCCCAGTAATGAGTCAAACATATCTCATCAAAACCAAGTTCTCTTAATTCCAAGGATTGTTCATAGGGGACAAATAAATCTTTCATTTTATTTTAATTAAAAAATGTCAGAGAAATTAGTTTCTTCGGGTTCGACTTTATCGAGAGTCAAACAGAAAACTTCATTGATAGTACTTAAAGGATAACCATCAATCTCAAGAGCCAACATAAGTGCATCTCTGATAGCATATGGGTAATGACAAGTTTTGGTGTCAATCGTTACGATTGGGTATTGTCTTTCATCGTTGTTTCTTTCTACTATAATTTTCATTTTATTTAGTTTTTACATTTCTATTAACAATAAGTCCTAATTTTTACCCCTTTTCTTGTATCAAGGTGTAATTCGAGTTTTTTGTTGAGAACTTCAATACACCATCTTCATTTGTAAATGATGTTATTTCAGTTGTTAACCAAGTATAAACAACATACTGGGGGTCTAATATTAATGACCTACCAATAGCTGGTTCATCATATGAGTTGGAAACTCTGCCCTCTTCATTCCACTCAATATATTTAATATCTTTACCAACCTTGGTTAAGTTGTCTCGTTCTCTGATTAGTTTATACATCTTCTTCTAATATTTTTTCAATTGATGTGATAATTGTGAAATTGATGGGGTAACAAGCAACAGTTTCGTCATTATACCAAAATCTGTAGAAACCATTATCAGTTTCAAAATCTTCAGCAAAAACCTTGAAACTCTTAATATTATCACCTGTTATAACGAATATGTCATATCTGTTCATAGTTGTTTTTTTACAAAAGTAAGGAATAGTTTTTATTTTTTCTAATCTAAGTGATATTTATTTAAAAATAAAACTCAAAAAAAAACAATGAAAAAGATAGTAAGATTGACTGAAAGAGATTTAACTAGATTGGTTAAAAGAGTAATCAAAGAGGATGAAGAATCTATGAAGAGTTATAAAAAAATGTTAAGTAAAATTGAATCAGATTTGGATAAAGATGAATCAGATTTGGATGAAATTCAAAATAAACTTTATGATTTTGATAACTTAATTTGGGATGAAGATACCTTAGATGAGGATGAAAAAGAAAAATTATCATATTATATTGGTGAGTTACTTAAAAGATGTGTGAAACCTAAAAATAAAGGATTTGGTAAATTTTAATTATATCTCCCCCCACCCTAAGAGTGGGGGTTTTTATTTTAGAACTTGTGACTTACACCAAATGTAAATGTCACACCAGGATTGACTGAATTGAATATTTGTTTTTCAGCTTTATATGATTGATAAAAACTTTCCACTCTATCATTAAGAATATTTTGTACTCTAAAATCTATTGATGTATTCTTAATCTTTTGACTTACAGATAAGTTTAATGAGTGAAATGGTTCATCATAGATATCAGGTGATAATCCTGTTCCAACGATGGATAATGTTTGTCCTTTAACATTATAAAACACACCCACATTTAATCCAATCTTTTCGACATTATAAGATAACCCAGTATTAATAACAAATGGTGATTGTCCGGCCATAACTCTGGTATTGTTTATGTTCTCACCATCTCTTTCATATTGTTTCCTTGCTTGGTATTCTGTCTCTGTCATTGTTATTTTGGATTGAGCAATGGTGACATTGGTATTGAAAGAAAAGTTCTTTAGAAACGATTTTCTTAACTCAAACTCAATTCCATATAAATCCCCATTTCCAACATTCCTTGGTTGATATTCCGTTGATGTTTGTTGTTCAGGTATTCTTACCAATTCAATTGGGTTATTAAAGTGTTTATAAAATCCTGATACAGAGTAAAAATCCTTATCTTTGGCCAACTCCCATCTCAAATCCAAGTTATCAATATTCGTTTCTCTTAGATTACCATTCCAAGTTCCGTTATAACTGAATAAACCTCCATTGAATATTCTATTTGTGATTGGGTCTAATATTTGAGCATAAGACATTTCCTTGAATGATGGTCTGGCAATTGTTCTGTTATATGATAATCTAAGATTTTGTTTTGGGGTTATTGAATAGATTAAGTTAGTAGATGGAAATAAATGAAATGTATTTAATACAATATCATTTTTAAGATTGTTTCCATTCATATCACCATTGGCATATCTTATATCTCTTCCTGTATGTCTTTGGATAAAATATTCAGCTCTTAATCCACCATTAATTTTGAATCTATTTTTAATATTATATTCACCTGAAACATATACACCAGTGTTATTCACATTTGATGAATATTGATTTGGGTTTGGGTTAACATTACCAGATTGAATATATGTTCCATTAATCTCACTTGGATATAAGTTTTCCGTACTCATAACAAGATTTGGGTCTGGTGTTGTCCAAGATTGCGGTTTGGAAAACATCAATTCATATAACTTGATACTATAATCTCTTAACTTATATGAATGTGATACACCAAAGTTTAATTTGAAGTTATTAAATTGTTTGGATACATCAACTTTAACATTATTGTTAAACTCACTTAAGTTTCTCCATATCCTTGATGGATTACCAGCTTCACCAGATGAGAATGTATATGTTCCATCATAACTGAATGGTGTCTTTCTAATATCAGGGTCAACTGATGAAGAATAAGTTGGGGATAATTTCCAATCAACATTCCAATCATTGATGTTATGTTTTCCACTTAATAATAAATTGGTTAAACCTCTTTGGTTATATTCCAAGTTATATGATTTGGCTTCATAACCTGATTGTCCAACGGCATTTGAGTTGTTAGTTATATTGAATACACCTGCTCTACTTTCCCCACTCTGTAAATGAATAAGATTTAGTTTGTATTTACTCTTACCTTTGGTATAGTTAAACCCAACTAATCCACCCAAGAAGTTATTAATCTCAGTAAGTTGTCCTGATTGTTTGGTTGCATATATCAATTCATTCTCATTATGATTTGATGACCTTTGATATTCACCATACTTTACATCAGTATAAAACTTGTAATCAGTTTTATGATTGATTGATAAGATATATCCAAAGTTCTTATTTGTTTTACCATAAGATATACCACCACCGAAATCAATCATACTTAAATCAGTTGTAGCCCCTAATACAGGATTCAATCTGTTTAACAAATTGACTATGTTTTGTTGATGTTGTGTTGAACTGATATTTGATGGTTTGTTAAATGGGGTTGGGATATAACTTCTATTCAATTCGTCAGGTAATCTTCTTAAACCACCATCAAATCCCAATATATCAGTCGCTGAACCTTTTTCACTTATGAAGTTGGGATTGAAGTGAACTTGGGGATTATAACCTAATGATAATGAGAAAGAACCTTGACTTGTTTCAGGTATATCTTTTGTTTCCACATTAACCAATCCACCAGTAAAATCAGCAGGTAATTCAGGTGAAAAACTTTTTGATACGACAATATTATTCAGTAAATTGGTTGGGAAGATATCCATCTGTAATGAGTTTCTATCTGGGTCTAAACCTGGTATTTCAATTCCATTTAATAATGTCTTGGAATATCTATCACCCAATCCTCTTACATAAACATATTTACCACTTTCGACTGAAACTCCTGTAACTCTTTTACTTGCATCAACCGCATTATTGTCACCAGTACTTTTCATTTTCTCAGAACTGATACCATCCAATAAGATATTGGATTCCATTTTCATATCAATTAATGCTGTTTCATTTTTTACAATCCTATCAGCTGTAATCACAACTTCACCTGTCTGTAAAATATCTTCTTTCATATAGATATCAGGCAAACTTGTCAGGTCACCAACTAGTGAGATTTTTTCTATTGTAATCTTTTGATATGATATATAGGAAAACACCAAATCAATCGTGTCCAATTCTGTTGTAATTGAAAATGTTCCATCAAAATCGGTAATCACACCTGTTGATGTCCCCTTTATAATAATTGTTACACCAACCAAAGGTTCTTCAGTTGTTGCATCAATTACTTTACCAAATAATACATTTTGTGAATAAGAGAGGAGGGGAAGTAAAACGAATAATAACGATAATAATGTTTTCATATAATGTTGTTGCGAATCATAAATAGGAATTATAATTCACATTGTCAATATATCTACATTAAGTTTTGGTTAATTTTATCCGTATTTTTCTTCGTGGTAATCTAATATGGTTTGGATTACTTTTTCTTCATCTTTTTGATTCATATTATGAATCTCACGATTGTCTTTGAACCACTTTCTAACAACATCTTCAAATGGAGTTTGTTGTAGTTTTGACACTCTTCTAAATCCTTGTATTTGTGCCCCCAATTCTTCAGGTGACATATAATATTTCTTACCTTTTTTTTCTTTCTTTTTTCTAGTTAAATTGAATTCCCCGTGATACTCTTGTAATCCGTGTTCCAATTCGTGAGCAATAAGATTGTTTAATTCTTCTATAATCTCATATAATTGTCCTTCCAATTTATTTGGATTAACTATTATTTTTACTTCAACAACATCATCTTCCAAACTATAACTTCCATTTGTCATAAACCTCAAAGTATTAGGATTGAATACTAAATGTAATTCAACACTAAATTGAACTGGGTAGTTATTAAATGAATAAAAATCTTCATCGGGGTTCTCAGGTAATATAAAAGAACCTTCTTCACCTCTTTTTAATATCTTTATTATATCTCTTACAACTTCTCTTACAGCTTGTCTACTCATACGAGCTTCAGTTATTGTTTCTAAACCCATATTTTTCAACATTTGGTTTACACTTTCATTTAAGTTCGTTCTCATATTACCAATTCGTATTTTTTTTAATTTTAGTAAAATTATATATCGTATAATCTGTCACTTAAATATTGATTGAAGTCATCTTCATCAATACTTGGATACCATCTGTCATCGAAACTTGGTTTTGGTAAATCAATATTATCTTCACTCACCAATTCTCTAAAAACACAAGCTGGGTCATCATAACAATTTTCATAGTATTCGTCCAATTCATCTTCAGGAAAGCCAAAATCATTCAAATCAACTTGTATTTTGATATTATCATTAGTAAACTCAAATACATTACCAAGTTCATTTAAGGCATCTTTGATGGTATCTCTTAAGTATTTGACATATTCATTACTTTCAACTTCATTAATACTACTACTAATAGCATTTCTTATATCATAGTTTTCATCATATTCTTCAATCTTATCAACCAAACTCATATCTTCATCAACTTCACCACCTTGTTTTTCTATCATACTATTGATGATTTCCTCAATTTTCTTTTCGTTCTCTGAATCTACATTATATTCTAAAGCGGATTTCCAATCTGCATCATAGTTATCCCACATTTCCCAAGCGTCATCAGACATTATTGTTTCATAGAAATACACTCTTTTTACTTTTTGGTCTTTTGCACTACCATAAGTTTTATAAACATAGTCACCTGATAAATAATCACCAACATCTTTTGGGTCTATTTCTAATGTAAATGTTGTTTGTAGTGGTTGAACTTCAACAATACCCATCTCACTTAATTTTCTTTGTAAACTTCTTGTATTGAATAATTCAGGTCTATTACTATAAAGTTCTCTTATTGTTTGGTTTGGTAAATCTGTAAGTTTGAAATCTTGTTGTGCGGCATATTCAGTTCCAAAACCTTGGATTAAATAATCATCCTCTTCACCTCCACCACCTAAAAGATAGAATAATGGTTGTATATATTTGTGAAACTCTTCTTTTGGTTTTTCATTTCTAGGCCCTTTCATTTGATATAATATTCCATCAGTTCCAATTGAAGCTGTAACATGACTTTTATTTATCTTAAACTTTCCTCCTGGTAACTTTTTATCACTCCTTAATGAATATAGATATCCATATGAACTTCTTCCACAATGACCCATTCTTTCACATTCTTCAGGGGAGTTTTTAACATTCAAATCAGCCCAATAAAAACCTTCACCATCTTCATTCCTAAAATCAATTAAAATTGGAGCATTTTCAATATAGTTGATTTTTCCCTCACCTACACCTAAACTATCATGCCATTGTTTTTGTTTTTCAAAAATCTCTGACCATTTATCATCTTCAAGTGATGACTTGTTTCCATTTAATCCAACACGGATATAATCCATCATTGGAATAATAATTCTAGTTAATGTTGGTGTATGTATTTTATTAATTTCACTAATAGTAAACTCTTTTATTTCTTGTGGAGTCATATTACCTTCCACATTATAACTCTTAGTTCTTTGAACATAATGTTTGTATAATTTGTTGGCCATCCATATAGCTAAAGGGCCACATAATTCATCGAATATTTTTGCGATTGGTTCACTGAAACCAACTTTATCAGTTAATATTTTGAGTTTAGATGCTTCTAACAATACACCATACTTGTTGTTGTATTCTTTCAGTATCTCAATTATCTTCTTTTCTTGTAGTATTCTTTTCATAAATAAGTTTCTGTCTATCTGTATAAATATTAAGTTAATCCACTTATATTTATGGTTAAAGAAAAAATTAAATGACACCGAAAATAGATTCACCAATCAAGTTATACTTCTATAAGTTTTTAAGAGGTGGTAAGAAAACATTACAAGTGGGTGATATTACATTATTACCAGAATATGACGAATATAGCGATAAAGTATATTGGACTATGGATAATCCAAACGATAGTTCATATTCAAGTTATACATTAAGAGGTTATGTTGAGGAGGCGGCTCACGATTTTAGTAAAATGACAAGTAATGATTATTTCAAAGAAGTTGATAAAAAACAAAAGTTAGAAACACCTCAAGCAATCTATATTAAACCTGAACAAGAAAATAAGTTTTTACAATACGCAAAGAAATCAACCACATTTAACTATAAAGAATTACTTATGGATATTCAGGCTTTTGATGTCTATCCTACGATGGATAGTGAGGGACTGTATTTTACTATTAGTGTAATCTGTAAAAATCCATTTGATAAGGAAACCAACAAATATATAAGTTATGATTGGTTAAAGGATAGGTTAGATTATTATAAAGAATGGGATAGTTATTTCGATTATATTAGTTTTACTTTATTCACCAGTTTAATGGATTATACTTGGTCGAAAATACCAACTCTATTCGACAACACTTATATGCACACTATTTGTGAGATTAGATATTTCACCCCCGATAAAAAAGAAATAAGATTATGGTAAAAATAAACCCCACTTTTAATGGTGGGGTTTTTAATTTACTTCTTTATCATTGTTTGGATTGTCTCGTGTAAGGATGATAGGTGTTTTATCCTTATGGTATATTTTCCTGATGGAATATTGGAGGTATTAATCGAAACATAATTTCCACAAGTTTGACAACTTACATTATATTGAAATACTTTCTGTCCTAATATATTAATGACTTGTATCTCCAATTCTTCATTTTGTTCACTTTCGTAAGTATAAATTAATGAATCTTCAAATGGGTTGGGATAAACTTTGGATTCTATTTGGTTTTTTGTTTCTAAATAAATGATTGAGGAATATGAAAAGGTTTCATCTAAATCTACCATTTTTAATCTATAATAATTTGAACCACTATAAGGTGAGTTATCTATAAAGTTGTAACTTTTGGATGGGTCAGTTTCCACAATACCTATTTTAATAAAATCATATCCATTGTTACTTCTCTCTATTTCAAAGTGTGAACTATTAATTTCTTGTTCTGTTAACCAGTACAAATGATTTTCTCTACCTTCATTGTGACCATCAAAGGTTGCTAAGTAAATTGGTAATATACAATTGGGGTCAACAAAAACATTTACCATTGCTCTTGAACTAATACAACCATTCAGTTCCGCCTCAGCATAAAATGGTGTATTATTAAGTAAGGGCGATGTTGTATAACTATATCCAGTACCTAACAATGTTCCACTTGTTGAAGCATCGTACCATTGTAATGTTCCAATATTTGATGAACCATATAACACAGCAAAATCACTTGGACATATTGTAGTATCAGGATTTAATGTTGGTATATTTGGTATTGGTTTAACCACAACATTAGTTGAAGAGGTTGAACTACAAGTATTTCTCGTACCCAAACCATTAATCATACCATTGTATGTACCAGTTACAGAATATGATGTTGTTGAGGTGGGTGTAAATGAAACACCATTAGATATACCACCATCCCAAACATAAGTATTAGCGCCTGATGCCGTTAATGTGGTTGGTGTACCATCACATACACTATTAACACCATTTATTGTAATTGTTGGTGTTGGTATTATTTCGATAAGTTCAACATTATCAATCCAAAACTCTTCACCAGCTGAATTGGCACGACAATATAAATCCACAGCAACCTGAGTGATGTTTGGTTGTAGATTCAAAGTAATTGTGGAAGGGCCAGTTGTTGTTGCTCCCGCTGGTGCCTGATAAACATCACCAGTTGGTGCTGCTGAGTTTGTGAATGTTCCGTTTGCTGTATGTGTAATTGTACCTGTTGAAGTATATGGCCAAGTAGCATTTGAGTTACCAGTTATTCTTAATTCTGTCACATAAGAAACACCCCCATTTGTTGAAACTTGAACACTCAAATAATCTGCAACATCTAATCCTCTAGTTGTTGCAGTAGAATTAGAAAAGGTATAAGAAGCTAATCTAAACTTTAGTTGATATGAATATGCGGGATTTAATCCGGTAATATTAGGTAGAGAATACCAATCTTGTTCAATTGCTGAAGTACCATTACCTGAACCATAAATTACAGCACTAATATTTGCCGATACTGAAGCATTCGTAAAAAAACCAGTAGTTAAAGCTGGTGTCCACCAATCACCGAACCAAGTAAAGGTTTCCATATTGTCATAATAAACGGTGGATGTACAAGATTGTGTATAAACATTAACACTGAATAACACAGAGAGAATAAACAATAATATTTTTTTCATATAAATTAAAATTAGTTAGTCACAATATAGGATAAAAAAGTTGTATAGACAACTACAAATACTTTTTTAATATTTCATTTATATTTTCACTTACCCTAGTCGAACTAGGATAATCTGAGATTCTAAATGATAATGGTTCAAAGGCATTACAACCAATACCTTCTCTAATCAAATACGAATAATCACCCAAACCATCTATATCATAACATCGAGCATTATTTACATATTGTTTGATTAATCTTGGTAAAACATCAGTTACTTTGAGTTTTGTATAATAACTATCTCTAAACTTGAACTCAATTGGTTCAGCATCAATATCAATGAACTCACCTCTCAATTCATTCCAAACTTTATCATAATATTCATCTCTATAAGCATCGTTATAACTATTAGTGTAAATATTAGTTAAATAATCACCTGTTTCACTTAAATCATATTGGAATAGATAATTCATTATATCATCATCACTGAACAAATCCAAAACATTGTCTTGAGTGATGGTTATTTCGTAATCACCCTCGTAATCACTACTCTCACTTTCAGTTCCAATTCTTTCAATCATATCATTTACTCTTCTACTTGGAATTATAAATGGAACATTAGCATATCTATCAACAATATAATCTCTAACATATTTCTTATTTTCTTCTGTCAAGTCATCATAAACTTCGGTCATAAGATTGATATCACCTTTATAAAAATAAAATGGTTCCCAATAATCTTCCTTGAATACACCTTCAGCTATATCACGAGGTGAGAAATCTCGACCTCTAGTACTGAACCATTCACCCATATCATCCAAATATCTCAATTCATAATAATAATCTTTACCATCGTAACTTAAACTACCCATACCTCTAATGATTTCGTCCATTGCTTTCTTTTCATAACCATTATTAATCAGATACAAATAATAATCATTTGTCAAATCAGTATCACCCAATTTAAATTCTTCAATAGCACCACCCCACTTCAAATAATCCAATAGTTTTTCAAAGTTATCGTTGAAGAATGGTAAAACTGACTCAATTCCCTCGTTGTTGATTTTATTTAATACTTTCTCTACTTTAGGGTTCATAATTAATTTAATATCATTATAAATATTTATATAAGAACAATATGCACCCAGTATTACATGCAAAATCTTCGGTAAAGAAATTCGGTGGGAAATGGGAAGATTATATCCATATCCATAATTGGTTCGATGAAACCAAAGCATGGGTTGGACACTCAGACCACAGAGTTTTTAGACATCATAGTGAAGGAATATTTGAATGTGAAAAGATATTCGGCCCCACATTTATAAACTCCGATAACAAGATTGTTTATACAAGATATGTTGGAGAACAGCATGTGAAAGAAGATTGTTATAATTATATACCAAGTGCAAGAGAGTTCCTAAAAGCATTAACTGAAAAAGATAAACCAATCTGGATACTAAGAGTACTAGATATAGAAATAGACGATTAAAATGGAATTAACAAAAGAACAAAAAAAGGTTTTAGAAGTATTCTCAATGTATGCAAGAGGATATGGTAAAAAGAAAGTTTCAGCATGGGGTTCAATCGAAGGATGTGAATTATATTTTGATGTAAAAACTTTTAATGATGAAGAAGGTGGTTCAGATTTAGATAGTTACCCAAAGATTTCAACATTATTAAAAGGAATCGCAAATGAATTAAGTCAAGAAGCTTTAGATTCTATGGATGATTGTGATGGTTATGGTGAAATTAAGTTTTTAATTGATTGTGTTGAAAAAGATTTAACAATACAAGTTTATGAAAATGTCCGTTCTTCAACTGAGGATGGTAGTAGTGATGAAATACCAAGTGATGTTCATTTTAGAGGTCTGATTGAATATATGAAAAAGAATGGATACTCAATTGGTCATGTATATTTCAATGGTGGTGGTGATAGTGGTTATATTGAAAACAACATTGATTTTAGTGGTGGTGGAAGTGGAAGAGCTCCATTAGATAGATTTGGTAAAGTTGAAGATTTTCTTTATGATATGTTACATAATTTACTACCAGGGTGGGAAATTGATTCAGGTTCTTCAGGTTCATTTGAAATAAATCTTAATGATAATATGATTTATCTTTCAATAAATGTTTATGACTATGAAATGCAACTAGTCGCCACTTTATTAAGAACTGAGTTCTAAAAATACAAAACCCTCACACCTGAGGGTTTTTTTTATCATACTGATATAACTTGTACTTTTTAATAATCGATGTCAATGTATTTGTATATGTATTCGATGTTGCATATCCACACCTTTTAAGATTTCTAACCCAACATTTCCAATCATCCCCACACTCTCTACATCTCTTATATCTCTTTCCCATCAGGAACTGAGAATGGTCACGGAAACTATACCAATTACTTTCATAAACCTTAAACCTGTCAGTTGGTTTATCATCAGCAAACCTTTTGGAGTTTTTATAATTACATCCACTAAAACACTTAATACCAAAATGATTGTTGGTTTTCTTGGTTAGGTCAGATTGACCACTCCTCGATTCCAATATACCCTGAGCCAGAGTAACAGATGCGGGAATACCAAACTTCTTGTGTTCGTAAACTGCAACCTTTTTGAACCTATCAATGTATTGTTCAGTTGGTGTTAACTTCTTTTCAACAACTTTTTTAGGTTTTAGATATGGAATAAATAAAAGGAGGGGAATAAAATAAATAATTCTTTTCATATCGTGTAAGTTTGGTTCTTTCACAAATATAAAAAGAATTAGTTAAATTGGAAATTTATTTTAGGAACTTTAACTTGTAAAGCGTAGAATTAATCAAAGTGCAAACATTATCAATTTCATTCTGTAACCAACTATCTTTACAACAATCTCTTAACTGAGTTACTTTATCACAAAGTTTCTCGAAATAACCTATTGTATTTTCATTACCTTTGTATTCATTGAACGGGAAGTTTTTATATCCTTTTATAATCCCATATTTTCCTTGGTAAGCTTCAACAATTGTATCAACTAAACCATCAATTCCTTCGTAATATTTTTGTAATGCTTTGTGTTCAGCATATGATTCTGTTTGTAGATGATAGGTGTGTGCTTGTGTTTGTGAGTGCATCAAAATTGATATCATTTCCACAAAATCAGTGTTAGTTTTTTCTTCTTGCTCAACCATTAAACCTCTTTTCTTAGCCTCTTCGAATACTGTTTTTTTTATTTTGTCTTCCATTATTTTTTTTTTATTTATAAATATACCACTAAAATAAAAAAGGAGATATCTCTATCTCCTTTAGGACCGATTAAGGACTCCACCACCTTATTTTTCTAAACAAGGAAACTACTTGTGGCTACAACTATCTGTTTCTACTTTGTGACAAGTTTTCTCAGTTTTTTGACAACAAGTTTTTTTCGCAGGACAACAAGCAACCATAAAAGTCAAACATAGTCCGAATAACAATAATCTCATTTTTGATTTGGTTTAAACATTTTATTTTGTGACGAGAGCTTCAATCTTTGATTTAACAATCTCACTCATTCCATAAGTATCAAGTTTTGTTGTTACAATTGAATCAACAAGTTTAGTATAGGGAATGTGAATCATAAAGTCAACTCCGTTGAAGAATGTCAAATTAGTTTTCAGTTCTAATGCACCATTAATCATTTTCAAGAATAACTTGAATTGTATTCCATCAACAAAGTTCTCGTTCAATAATACACCAAACTTTTCGTTTTCAATTCTTACATTATAATTTATTGTATTCATAATTGTGCTTTTAATTTTTCATAATCAAACTTACTAACAAAATCCATCGCATCATCCAACTCATCCCATCTTTTCTTTATCCACAATGAGTTCCAATATGCGTCATCCTTTGTTCGGTGAGCTAAGATATACCAAGATAAACCTGAACGAATGATTTCAATGTTGAAGTGGTTTTTTCTGCAACACCAACTCAATCCTCTATTACATCTATCTCCGTATTTTTGTGTGAATGTCGTTTTGTTAAATACCTTTTTTACCATTTTGATTTTGATTGAAGTTCCCTTTCAATATCTCTATTCTTAATAGATTCACGCTTATCGTAAAGTTTTTTTCCTTGTGCTAACACAATTTCAACTTTGACAAAACCTCTATCATTAATATAGATTTTGGTTGGGACTATTGTTAAACCATTAATTAACTTTGACTTTAACCTTTTGAGTTCTACTTTCTTTAACAAGAGTTTTCGTTCCCTTTTGCTATCATCATTACCCAAAGATATAAAAATATTTTTAACCCACAAATCATTATCCTTAAAAAAACAATAAGTGTCGGTTAAATTAACATTTCCCTGACGAATACCTTTAACTTCCATTCCTGTCAATACAATGCCGGCCTCGTAAGTTTCAAGGAAGTTATATTCAAATCTGGTTTTCTTGTTTTCAATCTTCATCTTCATCATCATATTCTACTTCCCAATTGGCTTCGTAGTATTTGTTTTTAATATACTTTTCCAATAGTTCAGCGGTTTCCAAATATTGATTTCTCAACTTGTGGAACTCTTCATCCTCTATTTCTTCAAAACTAGAGAAATGTTTGAAACAATAATGAAATTCTTCATCTCTCATTTTGGCGTGAAGATATGTCCAATTTTCAGCTTCGTGTGCTTTCATATTTTTATTGATTTACTAGTTCGTAATTTTCTGTGCTCAACAATTTTAATACCTTTTTTTCACTGGTTGTATTGATAGCGGGTCTTGTAGCAATGTCATATATATTTTTGGAGAATATTACATTGAACTTCAAAGTGTTCTTATAATAATATCTTGTTACATTAATATACTCACCATTTGGATTAACAAAGATACCATTGTTTTTCCCTTTTAAAATTTGTCCCAATGTTTGATTGATTGTGTTGTTCATATCTCCTTGTTTTTTTGTTGAAACGAAGATAAGAAAAGAAATTGGAATAAAAAATTATTTCAATGAAGAAAATATATGAGAAATTACATCCACAGTCCAACCATTACCAATCATCTTATACCTTTCAGTATTATTAACCACAGAGGTATATCCTTCAGGTATTGTTTGCAATCTCTCAAACTCATCAGCGGTCAATAATCTACATAAACTTTTATCCTCATTGAACAAATACTGATTGGTATGACAATTTTTGGTGGTTAAACAATTTGATTTGTCATTACATACCCAATTCACTCCCTTCTCAATTCTAGGTTTGTTTCCCCACTTATTATAAAAACATTTTGGTATTTCTCTGAACTCTGAATTACCCAACACATCATTCAATTTGATATTTCTATTTTCTGGTTGAGTTACATTAGGAATATTTGTCCAATATAATCTTTCTCTGTTTTGAGCTGATACCAAATTACTATTAATTGAAATTGGTTCAACTCCCATCTCTTTTGTTATGATGTCTTCCCATTCCTTTTTCATCTTAACATTTTCTAATAGAAAATATTTGGGTTTAACTTCATTCAATATTCTTACATATTCCCAAAATAATCCACTCTTTCCATCAAATCCTGTTCTATTACCAGCAGATGAAAAACTTTGACAAGGACTACCACCAAATAATAAATCAATACTAGGTAAATCACTACCTTTGATTTTGGTAATGTCACCAAGTTGAATTGTATTTGGATAGTTGTGTTGGGTTACTTTAATTGCGTGCTGGTCAATCTCTGAAGCATAATAGTTGTCATATTTTATTCCAACTTTGTTTAATGCTATTTGACCACAGGACATTCCATCGAAAAGGCTCAGTATATTCATAATGGAAAATATAAGAAATAATCTTCATAAAAAAAAGAAACCCCACCTTTTTTTGAGATGGGGATTTTTTCTTAAACTTAAAAAGTCATAGTACCTAAAAAATTTTTATCGTTATCATACAAATTAACACTTTGTAGATTACCTGCACTCCATGCTCCTTTTACCCCTCCCCATTTCCAAACACCATTATAATATGGAACATTTTTTTTAGATACCCAATTTGCTAAATATTGTAACTCAACCACAGGTCCGTTGTATTTGTCATCATTAGGCATTATAGTTGTTTCCATAACAACTTCATTCTTATCAGAAAAAAACCTAATGTTCCCATTTCTAGTATCATATTTCCAAGTTCCTTGGGGGCAATATCTATCCCAAGGGTCCGTTGGTTCTGGACATTCATTTTGTTTATTCATTGCCCATTTTTTAAAATCTTCTAAAGTTTTTCCACTTATTGATTGTTCGTTAATTACTCTTTTAATCAATCTAACTAAATCACTTTCAGTTAATCTTACTATCTTTTTCATCGTTTTTTTTTCAATTTTATTAATATTAATCCGTTTTTCAAATATTTTTCCATCCACATTTTTTGGATTCTATTTTCGTTGAAGAATGGCCAAGAAATATTATTGCTGTCATCTATGAACGTATGTACTTTTCTAATTAATGTCATGTCCCTATCGTCTTCATTAAGTTTTATTATATCAACATTTTCATTATTAAAGAATTTAAAGGCATCTTCAATTTCAGGATAATCTGACAATTTTACTTTTTCATCATTTTCATTAAACATTGTATTCGGACCATACCAATCTGGAATATAATAAAAATACTCGTATTCATTCATATTTCTTTTTTCATTAATAACTCTTTTAACCAATCTAACTAAATCACTTTCAGTTAATCTTACTATCTTTTTCATCTTTTTTTATTTGTTTTTCTATTTCAGAATATATCAGTTTAATCATTTTAAAATAAAATTCATCTGTTTTATTTTGGTCTGTCATATTGTTAATTATGTTATATAATATATTTGCATAATAATCTTTTTCAATAAATTCATACGTTATATCATCAATGGCTGAATCAATCCGCCTATATTTTTTTTCTTTCATTACAGAATGTACTTTTTTTACCCACCACTTGAAGTCACCTTCTTTAACTATTTTATCTAAAATTAAGTCCAAAACTTTGTCTTCCAAATCTAATGTTTCACCTAATTGTAATGCCGTTTCAAATTGTTCATTGTCAATTAATATCTTGAATTTTTCAAGATATTCTTCGTTTTCATCTTGTTCTTTAATTATCCTTTTAACCAAATTAGTTAAATCACTTTCTGTTAATCTTACTATCTTTTTCATCGTTTTTTTTTCAATTTTATTTTATAAAAATAAATATCTCATATAAATAAAAAAACCCCAACAAATTTCTACATTTATCGGGGTTAAGATATATCGACCAACATAAGAAAGGGAAGTTGGGTTGTGAATATAAATATATCAATATTTACAAAAAGTATCAAAAAATTTTATTAATTATAAAAAAAAGTTGTTTTTCAACATTATCAGGCAAGTTTTTTTTATTAAACCACCCACATTCATCGTGTTCGTGACCATCCATAGCCTCATCCAAATCAATCTCGACCTTTCTTGAAATCTCATACATAAACAAATAATACTTCATTCTACCCCCACCAGTCAATGTTGCCAAATATTTCAAATCACCCAATATCACCAATCCTGTCTCCTCACTAAACTCTCTAATAGCACCATTTTCAACACTCTCACCTTTCTCCAAATGACCACCAGGTACAGACCATACACCAGGTAAACTACTCTTCTGACTTCGTTTACATAATAAACATTGATTTTTATATTTTAATAAGATACCAGCACAATTTCCCATAACGAATTATTATTATATTTATAAGTATGAAGTTAAGTATAAACGGAAACATTTTCAAGGTAAAAATCCAAACATCTCCCGAAGAAACTCAAGAAGGAATGATGTTCAAAAAATTTGATAAAACATTCAACGGAATGTTATTCGTAATGAAAAACCAAGAACATTGTTTTTGGATGAAAAATTGTATTATACCACTAGATATCATATTCATCGACAATGATGTTATCACCAAAATACATCATAATTGTCAACCAATGATTAATGAATCACATAAGAATTATTGTGGTGAAGGAAACTTTATTCTTGAAGTAAAAGGAGGAACTTGTAAAGGAATGGGAATTAAAAAGGGGGATGTTGTTACATTCCCCCTTTAATCTTAACCTTTCATTATTTTCTTTATTATATTCCTAAAGTAGTTTTCATCGATATTCTGTTTTTTCTCTTTCTGAATTTCATTTTTCAACTTTTCAACAAACTCATCTTTAATCATTCCAATGAACTCAGTTGTTTTGTATGGACCGAATCCACCACCCAAAGCAGAAGCTTGGAAATTTGTAATACACTTGTGTCCACCACTATTGTTTTTTATAACATCATAAGCATTAATATAAACTTCTTTTAGAATACTTTGTTCAAAATCCGTTAAACCAACAAAAGGTTTCATCATAGTTTTTCTAATTAGATTTTGCCAAAACTTAAGTGGGGTCATTTTTTTTTGTCCTTTTTTCTTATTTTCCTCCTCACTTTTCTTATTTTCCTCTTCACTTTTTTTGTTTGTAAAATTTTTAAATTTTTCAGGTACATCAAAATAGCCTTTTATATTTATGATTTTACCATCTTTATCTTTGATAACTTTACCATTCTCATCTTTTTCGCTATACAATGCAATAAAATCTTGAAAGGTAAAACCAACACTTTCATAAGGTACAAATTTTTTACTACTTTCAGCAACTTCTTTTAAACGTAAAAGTGTAGTCTTAATACCTTCTAATTCAGATTTATGGTTATTGAGAATTTCTGTATTCATTTTACCTAAATCAACCCCTTTGAGTCCTCTAGATTCTTTATATGGATTACAAGAAACTTGTAATAATCCAACTGAACCCCAAGTTACAACCTGGAAATCAGCGTCAGGAATCAATTCAAAAGCCACATATCTATCATAACTTCCAACATTAGCCATACTAGCACCAGCAGACCCATCTTTGATGATAATACCATCCTCGTATTTGAGTTGTTTACCTATGTTACCTCTAACTTTCTCCAAATAGGTTTCACCATGTTTTTGAAGTTGTTGTTGAATTCTTCTGATTTTATCACCTTTTGGTTCTTCATTACCCAACTCTGTGTTCAAAAATCCCTTCACTTTATCCATTAAACCAGAATCCATAATCATTCTTATCAAATTATTATAGATATTTTTAAGTGATGGAGTACAAATAAGAACAAGTCTCTCTAATATATTTTTACCTTCAAATTCTTTATTTTTAAACGCTAACAATATTTTGTTTGTAACCAATCCCATTATTATATTACTTCTTTCAGGAGATTCTTTTTCAACCTTGAAAATGTAATTCATAACCTCCCTAACAGTAATATTCATTGCTCTAAAATTAGCAGAATCAATTGTTGATATTATTTTAATGTCAGATGGAGGAAATAAGTCATATGTTGAAATTACACCTGATATTGTTTCAACATTTGACCTTGCATGTCTGAAACTTGTTGATGTTCCTGATTCAACCCCTGCTTGTCTATCGTGATGGTCTGTATGAATCTTAAACATTGGTTTTCCGTGAGCAAAATCTACCAAAACAGGCATAACATTTCCACTGGCATCTGGTTTTTTGATAGCAAACTCATCTGTACCATATTGTATTGTTTCAGCATCAACAACCTCTATACCATAACTTTCCAAATATACTTTCATTGCAATTGCTGATGTAACACCATCCAAATCAATATGAAAATATATTTTGGCCTTGTTGTATCTTTTTGCGATATCATTAATATCACGAATACCTGATTCCTTAATTAATTGTTTTTTCATTAAAAAATGTTTTCTTCATAAATATCCCCCTTAAACAAAAAAAGGAACTTATTCAGCTCCTTCTTCAAATTCTATTTTCATTTGTTTCTTGTTATCCACAAAGGCTTGAACCCTATCAGTTCCAATCTTTGTATAATTTGGACTTAATTCTATCCCAACCCATCTTCTATCTAATATCTCAGCGGCAACCATTGTTGTTGCACTACCACAGAATGGGTCTAAGACAATATCGTTTTTATATGTCAAAATCTTTATCGCTTTTGTTGGAATATCCATGCTGAACGTGGCTTTCGTTAATGTCTTGGTATCTGCAAAGTAACTCCATTGACCATAAACCAATTCCATAAACTCTTTCTTATCTTCATCAAGATAAGTCATTTTGGTTTTACCATCTTCTTGGACAACTGGTGTTCCTGTCCATTGTGGTTGTCCTTTGGTTTGTTTCTTATGAAATTTCTTATATGCCAATATTACACATTCTTTTGGATTGTAGATATAAGGACTAGAACTACTCATCCAAGAACCCCATGCTGTAGTTTTACTTCTATGTGGGGATTGTTCTTCCAAGTCAACAACACCAAAGAATTGGAATCCAACTTTCTTCATTAACATCCAAAACTCAGCAACCATAAAAACTCTTCCACCTCTATCTTGTGTATTGATTTCATAAGGAATGTTCAAAGATAATCTTCCATCCTCTTTCAATACTCTGAATGCTTGGGTCAACCACTTTTCAGTCCATTCCCAATATTGTTCCATAGTTAAACCATCATTGTATGTGTCATAAGAGATATTAACATTATATGGAGGTGATGTGATAACTTGGTCAATACTATTTTCGGGGAAGGTAGACATAACCTCAATACAATCCCCATTTATTATTTTATTTACAAATTGTTCTATATTATTTTCCATTATTTGATTTTCTATAATTGTAGGTATTTTTTTGGAGATTATAAAGGGGGTTGTCCATCTATTATTCTAACTTCACTTTCCGTAATAATAACCACTCTTGCACCACAAGATAATAGTGGTTTTGCCTCACATCCTTCACCACCATATATAACTTTACTTGGACCTAATATCTCAACTTCATTACAATAGGTGTTCTTCTTACCTTGTTTTACGGTTATGACAGGTAGATTTGTTCCTTTTGTTTTATTGGAACGGATGTGATGTTGATTGACGTGGATATAGGTTTTCATTTATCAAAGATTTGGTATATTCCCTGTTACATCACTGATTATTTTTTCAAAGGTATTTTTACAATCTTGAGCACCTTGGTTATAATACTCTTGATTAATTTTATTTTCCATTTCTAAGGCTTGTTTATATACCTCATATCCTTCTTCTATTGTTGCTTCAGGATTATCATTGAAAAATCTGTATAAAAAATATACTGCTCCGGTCTTTATCATTTTATTTAAGTTTAATTAATCTATCTAATACATCTTTTGAGGTATGCCCATCAAAAGGATATTTGGCCTTTTCATATACTGGTATATCAAATAAATCCCAATCGTGAGCTTGATAATGATTACTGATTTGTCCTGATGGTAAGTTTGCCACTACTATAAACCATCCACCACCAAAACATAATTCACCATCATTATGTCTCCAACTTTTATGAACATCATACTTTGGTAAATTAAGTATTTGCCAATCTTCACTTTCCCATTTTAGATATTCTTGCATTTGTTTTCCCCATTCATTGAATAGTGTTGCATTATATACTTTTCTAAACTCATAGAGTTCCTTGAAGGTATGGTATCCATCAGAGGTGTCTTCTGTAATGGTGGATTGTTCCTTTTCCATTTCTTTGGCTTTTTCAAATACTCTAATGTTATATATAACATCTTCATTTGATAAAGGATTATCTAATAAATTTTTATATAGATATTCAACTGCTGTTTGTTTCTTTTCCATATTATATTTTTTTTACTTCTAATTTAACTTCTTCCCAATATTTGTAATGTAATTCTCTATCTGAGAATATTAGTTGCATTTTGGATAATTCATCCAAGTGAAGGTTAATTGATAACAACACACACTGCTTGATTAATTCTTTTCTAATATGACGATTAATTACAGAGGATATCTGGTGTAGTCCTTCCTTATTAAAGGTGTGGAAGAGCTCTTGTGCCATATCTTGGGGTGGGATGTTGTTTTCCATTTTATATAGTTGTATTTGTTGATATTGTTCTTGGATATATTACTGGGTTGTGCTATACAATCAGACACCCCAATATTATCATAACACTTACTATCATAGTTAACATCATTAATATAATAACATCCCCATTTGTTACATAAGGTTCATAAAATTGTCCTCCTTCACCTTTGTCAAGCCACTTTTTAATTTTGTTACACATTATTTGATAATTGTTCTAATTTTTTTTATAAAATTCATTAATAATACCATAAATTTCTGAACTATTGGGTATCAAAACTATTAGGGTTTACAAATATCCAACAATTGTTCTATATATTGAATATTTGTTTTAAATTTAATTTCACATTCAACTTCTTCAACTTCAGTTTTATTTTCATCTTTATAAATTGGTATAATATTAACCTCATCAATTCTACTGTTTAATAAACTTTCCAGTTTTTTTCTTTCTAAATTTTTCATAATGTATTGTTTTTAATTAATATTAACTATTTGTCTTCTCCAATTAAGTTTTTGTTCAGCACAATCTTTCTTGAAACTCTTTAAAACTTTCTCTTTTTATGATTTTATTTTTAATATGTAAAAAAATTTGTACGTCTATCACCACATTTAACGCAAATCTTATATTCAATATCTTGATATGTTGAACTTATAACGGTTTTACCAGCTATTAATTGAATAACTAGATTGCGAAAAGTTACAGTTTCATATCTGATTTTATCAGAATCACAAACACTACAATTATTAGTAAGTTTTTTTAAATTTTCTTCCATAATTTAATTGTTTTCTGTGGTTATTAAATCGTGAAGCCCTTCCTTATTGAAACGATGGAAGAGCTCTTGTGCCATATCTTGGGGTGGTATGTTGTTTTCCATTATTTGATAATTGTTCTAATTTTTTTTCTTTTGAACCAATCAACATATGATGTAGCCTCTTCAAGAGTTATAAATTGATAATTAGTGTTTATCCACGGCATAAAGAAAAATATTTTCTTTTCTATTTCATATCTTGTTACAAAGTATACTTCAGGTATAAAATCTATTTTAGCCTCATAATTCTTCGTTATTTGAGGTGTTTCAACTTTTACAATTCTGTATTCCATATTATATTGTTGTTTTAGTTGAAGTTAAACAATAGGTATAGTTGTCTTCTGATGTACAATTACAGATACCAAAACCGCAACTTAAAGCATCAGAATATGTTGTTGTATTTGATTTAATTGTCCCTTCATATTTTTTTTGCATTAGTTCCATAACACTCCCAATCGTACAACCACAAATACCATTACCACCATTTTCTGGATTACATCCACATATTGTATGATATGGAACTTTTTCAGGTATCTTGTGGTCGTATCTGTCTTTGATGAAAGTTGATTCAGTTTTATCGGTCATCTCGTATAATCGTATTAACGAAAATATGGAACTTTCAATTTCTTTGATGTCTGTTGAATTATCAAAAACATCTTTAATTAACAATCTTAAATTGTCTAGTGTCATATTAATTAGATAATGGTAATTTTATGATTGGGTGTGATTGGTAATTTTCTAACTTGAATGTTATACTTGGGTCTAATGTATTCAATACTTCATCCAATTCCAATAGATGCCAATTTTCATTACCTGAATTAATCTTCAATGTTGGTAATTGATATGGTTCTCTTGTTAGTTGTTCCTTAACTCCATCAATTTGATTTGAATAAATATGACAATCTCCCATATTAGCAATTAACTCATCAGGAATCATATTAACCATTTTACCCAATATCACCAACAACAATGCGTATGAAGATATATTGAATGGAGTTCCGAGTGGTACATCTTGGCTTCTGGCATTATACATTAAAGAGATTGCTCTGGTTGGGATATTTTCCCAATCAATTTTAGTATCACTTCCTTTTAGTGCTTGATGTAAGTTATTCTTCAAGTATTGCATATCTCTAATTTCATTTCTTTCATCTTCACTCAATTCTCTTGTATAAACTTGAAATCCATAATGACAAGGTGGAAGTACCATTTGGTCTAATTCACCCACATTCCAAGCTGAAACCATTAGTCGTCTTGAGTCTGGATTTGTTTTGAGTTCGTTAATGAGGATTACTATTTGGTCAATAACTGTTTGGTCTGCATCATCATAAATGTTTTCGTATGAACCATCAGTTGATAGATACATTTTCTTTTTAGTCCATCTTCGCCATTGTCTTCCATATATTTTTCCCAATTCACCCCACTTCTTAGCAAACTCATTATCTGTTTTGATTTTGTTAATGAATTCTTCTTTTGTTAAATTTCTACCATTAAATTTTTCACCATCAGAAACAACTTCAGATAATTTTTTTGGTAACATAATATACCGCTTATAAGCATCACCATCCCAAATATGACAATCATTATCAACAAGGTATTTGATGTTTGTATCACCCCTTAAAAACCAAATCAATTCAGTCACAATTCCCTTGAAATACATTTTCTTGGTTGTTAGTACTGGAAATCCATCTGACATTTTATGTCTTATCTGGCGACCGAATACTGATATTGTTCCTGTACCAGTTCTATCATTTTTTGTTACCCCATTTGTCATTATATCCAATAGGAGTTCTTGATAATCTTTATCTAATTTATTCATATATATTATTTTTCTTCAGGGTTTAATAGTCCTTTACCATATTGTTCCATTCTGTTGTAGTATCTTGTTTTAACTCGTTCAGAGATTGGGATGGCTCTACCTTCTTCATCAATTCTTACAAATTTGATATTGGTTGATACCACCACATCTTGATGACCAGTATAAACATTATGTTTTCTAACTTCCATATATAAAGTTACGGAACTTGTACCAAACTCTTTAACTGTGGCATAGAACTTAATAATATTACCAACCTTAACGGAGTTCTTGAAAATCAATTCATCAATTTTGATTGTCACCATTCTTGGTGTATCACATATCTGTGCAGCATAAGCACCAGCACTTTGGTCGATTAACCCCAATATTGTTCCACCGAATATATTATCGTGAACACCATTATCTGAGGTCTTACAAATATAAGTCGTTACTAATTCCATTTTATCAATCTAACTAATTTATGTTAATATATCAATTTGTTTTACCACACAATCCAAAATATATTTTCCAACATCAGGGTCAACACAATTTCTAATTATCTGGTCTTTTCTGTGGGATAACTTAAACTCCCTCAAATCAAAATAACCTTTCTCGGAACTTCCCCTCTCATTATGGGTCAATCCATCTTTAATTTCAATTTCGGGGATATCAATGTTTGTCCAAAACAAATGTCTCCCCAACTTTATTGTTGGTTTGACAAATGGTTCATAATATGGTTTAACATTTTCAACAACAAACTTGATGTTTGTGTTCTTGGTAAAGTTTTGTAAGAAAATGATTTCTGCCCATAACTTCATATCAGGCATTACGGAGTCATAACTTCCTCCTTTGCTTGCCATCATTCTAACTTTACTATGACTTTGACAGGGGGGACTTGACCAAATAAAATCAAAGTTTCTCCAGTTCTTGGCAAGGTATTCGTGGGCATCACCAACCACAATTGTGTCATTAGGAAAAAAATGTTGATACACATTTGCGATTTCTTCATTGTATTCCACCGCTGTCACATCAACATTTTCCCAATATTTCCTATTTCCACCTATACCAGCATATAGATTTAATACTCTCACTAATTTTATAACTTTATTGAAATATAAGTTCCTTTATACCATCCAAACATTTGGTCACTAAACTCTGTAACCATATTAAAATCATCCATATTGATTTCCATTTCAACGAAATCCATTTCATTTGGAAATCTAACAAATCTTTTTACCATTATTCAAATGTTTCTATTTTAGCGTAAATCTGTTTAAGTTCAGTCCAGTTACCTTTATAAGTTGTTGCTCTTACAGGTCTATTATCAATCCAATGATAAACCTGACCATCTTTACATCTTGGTTTATCCATAATCAATCCGTGGAACTTGAATCCTTTCAATCTTAACCAATCTTCCGTAATATGTCTATCTTTACTCTCTCTGGCGGTAAAGAATGTTATAATATTTCCCTCATCATACCACTTATTTAGAATTAATCTACTTTCTTCATAGTGTTGTGCAAATGGGTATAAATACCATTCTTCATTTCTTATATCCTCACATATTGTCCCATCAATGTCAATCAAATAAACTTTGTTCATTTATGGTTTTTTTCTTTTATTGTTGTAGTATTCTAATATTACTAAAAACTCTTCAGACTTTTTCAATTTTTTATTGTAAACTTCACCGATAAAATCATATGCTTGTTCTCTATTATGAATTTTAACTTTGTTATAAAACAAATAGTTTTCTTGTAATTTATCTATGAATCTATTCAAATCAAATTTGGGGACATTCATTAATAAGTTCAACAATGCAAAATAAAGATGTTTAGATTTAACATTACAAACTTTAGTCACCTTTCTAATATCATCTGCATATCGTTGAGCTCTTTCCAAATTTGGGTCGTCATAAACAACTGTCCATCGACCTTGTTCAAATTTATCCATACTAGATTCACCAGTGTTATGATTTATATTTGATTTCCCACCATGTCTATCGATACCAGACAAATCATTCTGACACATAGCTGAAAGTAAGTATATACTGAAGTCTTTATTTTTTTCAACAAAATTTTTCAATTTGATATATTCAACAAATCCATCTTCAGCATAAGAGTGTAAATAATCATTTGGTTTCCAATTAGTAAAAGTTCTATTCATAACTTTAACTGTCTTAGCCGGAATTTCTTTACGAACTATAAAATGAATCCCTTTTTTATTATTGGGGTTATTTTCATTATACTTCATTAGTGCCTTTACACGATGTTGTCCTTCACCAATTTCTAATTTTTTATCCACAATAATTGGAACAATTATACCATATTCTTCAATTGTTTTACATATCCCATCTACTTTTTTTTGAATAATCTTACGATTCGACTTTCCAAATGAAAATGTATCTAAATCTGTTGTATAATTAAGAACCCCTTCATCGTAAACCTTAGATTTTCCTCTATGGTCAATTGTATGTAAAAGTTCCTCACCTGTAATTGATAAATTTCTTTGTATTTGTTGTTCATTAAACAATATCAAAAAATTATCATTTGTTAAATTGTTGAGAATGGACATAATTTGATTCTCAGAAAGTTCTAATTCTGCCGTTGCAGTTAAATCGTGATTCATAGTTTGGAGTTTAAATTGTAATATAAAATGATTTTAAATAGTTTCACAAGTGGATTAATTACAAATGTATGAAAAATATTTTTACAACCAAAACATTTCTAAAAATTTTTATTCTTTTTTTAATAAACTTTATTCATAGTTCTTCCAAAGAGTTTCAGTTTTGGTTTTAGGTTTATGGTTACCATCAACAGTTTTTACATCAAAATGAACTTTAATAAATCCATTATCAGTCAATCTATCATATAATTCACAATCATATCCACTAATCAATATCTTAGCTTTGGAATCAATAACAGAATCGAGAAACTTAATATGTCCATCTCTATCCATATCTTCCTTATATCTCGCATTTGTTCTGGTTGATTGTTCATAAGGGGGGTCAGCATAAATGAAACAATTTGGATATTCCTTATATTTTTCAATCAACTTTATTCCATTAGTGTTTAACATAATTACTTTTGACAATCTATCGTGTAATTCAGGTAATCTATCAATTGCAGACAAAAAATCTGAAGTTGATTTACTCATCTTCCTTCTTACTATGTTGCTGATTGTAATTCCACCCACACCATTATGTGATGTTCTGTTTACATAAAAAAAGTAAAATGCTCTATCCAAAGTGGTTAAGTCACCTTTCAACTTATCTTTGAATTCCTTCCTTAAATCTTCGGAGAAATGAGTTAAATCACATTTGAACTTGAACTCATCGAATAAATCTTTATCCGACAAAACTTTATAAAGGGAATAAACATTTTGTTCTATATCATTGTAAATCTCAATTTCAGTTTCAGGTTTTTTCAATCCTATTGAGAAGGAACCACCGAATGGTTCTAAATAAATGTTAAAGTCATTTTGGTTGGGGAAGTGTTCTATAATATTGTTAAACATTGTTCCTTTTCCCCCGAAATATTTTATTGGTGTATTCATTTATTCTCTAATTGATTGATGTGGTGTTGAAGATACCATAAAGCTTTCTTTAGGTCTTCTAATTCTTTTGATTGGTCTTTCTTACCCGCCCTACTGATATACTTTACAGTATTACCCAAGGCAAATCCTAATGACCAGGCATCTATCACCTTTATCGCTTCATAAACATTATCAGCGCCTCCATAATGAGAAGGGTGATTAACACTTTCTTTCTTTTCCCAAGTTTTGATTACGGTCTCCATTTTTGATTTTCTATTTTATTTTCATTCATATTTTTTCCCATCCTTTCATAATCCTGAATAAGTTGTTCAACGATTTTATCTAAAACATCGTTTCCTTCTTCTTTTTGAGATAGGTAATGTGATAGGTGGACATCTTTCGTTTCTTTCCACCCCTTTGTGTTGGTTAGAGTTACTCTTAGTTTTAGTGATTCCATATTAGTATTTTGATTTTGACAATAAAAAAAGGTTCTAACTTTTGGTCAGAACCTTTCTCATTTAGATTTTAATTTCTTAGAATCCCAATAATACATTTGCTTGTTCTGCCCAAGTCCAATTGAGTGCAGTTTTGTTAGCACCAATTGTTCTAGTTGTAACAGAAGTAGCAAAGGTACTAGTACCATTTTTGAAAACACTACTCAATGTTACATTTGTAGGAAGTATAACTTGTAAGTTTGAGAAAGTCAAAACTCCATTAGTTAAATTATCTGTTGAACAAGTAGAATTTGTTGGATTAGATATTGATAAGTCACCTCTACCCGCAGTTGCTGGGTCAACAAAATCAAAGAAGAAAATGTTTTCGAATGTTCCTCTTGGACAAGCTCTGAAGTCACCCAATTCCGCTTCAGGACTTCCTTTGATTGAACCATTTCTTAATGTGTGTGAAGCCATTAAAGTACCTTCAGGTCCATCAATTTCTAAAGCATGGTCAGTTGCACTACCACAGATTACAATAAAGTTATTTAATGTTCCAGCCCAAGCTTGGTCTGTATCAATAGCATCATCACCTGAAAACCATACAAGAAGATTAGATACATTTACAGTTCCACCAAAGAACTCAATACCATCATCTTGATTACCAACGATTTCAATATTCTCAATTGTTGTTCCATTACCAACACCACCCAAAGTTAAACCATTAATTTCATTACCATTTCCAATGTTAGCACCTCCGTGACGAATTGAAACATATTTCATAACACCAGAGTTATCACTAACATCGTTTCCACCATATAAACCATTAGGGTCAGTAGTTGGAATGCCTTCGATTTGGATTTCATTGGCTGAAGCTGAGATTGGTGCTTTTCCTAATATAATAACACCACCCCATAATCCCTGTGTTGCGGGGTCAAGGTTTGGACTAATGAAAAGTCCAGCACCTACTTGTTCAGGTGTAATTTCATCTGCAACAGATGTGAAGATAATAGGTTTAGTTGGTGTACCAACAGCATTGATTTTACCACCTCTTGCAACTAATAAAGCTGTTGCGTTTGCTCCTGTACCTGCTTGACCTTTGATAACTGTACCTGGTTCTATTGTTAGTGTAACACCATCCAATACCGTGATTCTTCCTCCCAACTCATAAACATTGTCCGCAGTCCAAGTTGTGTTAGAACTAATGTTTGATGATATTACAACATTAGTTGTTGCTCCTTGACAAGTTCCATCAACACAAACTTGACCATTTGGACATACTGTATCAGCACAAGAATCTTTTTGTTTACAAGATTGTAAACTTGCTAATACAACGAAAAATAAAATAAAAAGTTTTTTCATAAAATTGTTTTATTGGTTTATTAACTTTTAATAATTAATTTAACACAACCAAATAATCCAATTTCCAATATTACCTTATTGCTAAGTTTTTTGACTGAAAAATATACGACAATACCTTTCTTTTCATCAATGGTAACAAAGTTTCCTCGAATGGAACTTCTTTATCACAATGAATATAAAATGTTGGTAACTCATTTTCAGTTGATATAAGGTGAGTATAAAAGTTGGGGTCTTCAATTTGTTTGAAGGTTGTCTTATTTTCACCCTTATGTTTTCTAATATTGTACTCCCAAATGTCTATTAAATTACTAGATTTGGTATAGAAATAACCTTTCTTGGAAGTTAAATTATCTTCGTTTAATATAGATACAACTTCGATTGCATCATAAACTATTGTCCAAACAGATTTAATGATGTCAAAGTAATCTTGTAGTTTGGCATCACTATATTTTAATATCTTTATAAGTTCAGTTTCTTCGTGTATGGTTAAGATTGGTCTGTCCTTAGTTTTCAGGTCAGCAAGTGTTATCTCATCGTCAACATTGAGTAATGACTTATCTGTATATAATATTTGATTCTTTGATAATAGATTTCGAATGTTTGCTAAATGGAGGGTAATTTCCGTGAACATTGGATAAACTTTCATTTCTTCCAATTGTTTGTTCAGTTTTTGGAAATAACCTAAGAGGACATATTCTTTTAATTCAGCGTCAATGACACCTTCGAATATCCAATCTGTACTCATAACAAACTTTAATTTATTCTTCTTCATACTCAAAATATAATTAAAGTTTTATCTAAAATAAACTAGTTCATTCTCATTATGACAAAAGTATATTTCTTCCCATCAGGTGTTGTTACTGTTCGTTCATCGTAATTTCCATCATAAGAAGCCATAACACCCAAACCATCACTATCAACTATATCTCGGGCAACACCTTTCAAATTAACCCAATCATTTAATTCATAACCCATTTCCTTCAACCAATCTATTTCATCAGTGTTTCTTATATAGTAATCGACTTTTTCGTCAATCATATCATCAGTTGGTTCTGTATCTGGTTCTATACTATCTAATTCTTCTTGAAATCCCCCAATTTCTGTTTCCAAATCAGCTATTTCATCTTCATTTTCCGTGTTTTCTAATTTTTCTCTCAATCCTTCAATTTCAATTTCCAATCTTTCTTTTCTCTCTTCTTGTTCATCAGTTAATTGGTAATCATCATCATCAAAATAAACTTCAGGGTTGTCAGTAATGTCGTCTCTATAAAACTCCTCCATATATTCTCTAACTCGACCTTTGTCAATATTATCTTCAATTAGTCCCCTACTAATTCCATCAATACCAATATCCTCAATCAATTGTTCTTGATTCTCAACTGCCGCTTCATACACATCATCCCAATAACCAACAACATATTCTTGACCCCTCAAACCAATAACCTCGAAATTGTTAAGGTCACCATATGAACGATAAGATTGTGGTATAAGATAATATACATCAGCAACACCCTCTTGTAATTCTTCAATTTCATTTTCTAAGTCAGTAATCCTATCATATATTTCTTCCCTTTCTTCAGAGTCCATATCCAACCCTTTACCTTCTTCAATTAACCTTTCAATTTCTTCCTTCTTAGTTTTTATTTCATTCTTGGTTTCTTCATCCATCTCATCCAAATCACCCTTATAAACCAAATAATCAAACAAAGCATTTGCCGCCAATCCTTCATCATCAATCTTTGGATTATCCAAGTCCCATTCACCATCTTGTCTCCTCTCATCAGCATCAGCCAATTTAGCCAACTCCTCTCTTCTAATTCTCATTTTTTCAATTGGTGTATTATAATCACTTACATATCCTTTAACTATAGTATTACCCAAACTACTAATTTGTGTACTACTAATATTTAATCTTCCAGTAATAACGGCAACATTTCCCAAGTCTTTTATTGGAGTTCCACTTAAATTAACATCTCCAACGACATATAATGGTTTTCCACCAAACTTTTTAATACCAGTAACCTTTGAGTTATATGAAGCTAACTTCAATAGTTCCTCATATTGTTTACCAGTCATCTCATAATATTCACCCTCATTTTGTTCTTTAAGGATTTTAATTAGGTTTTTTGCCTGACTTTCGGCTATAATAATTTTTTTCATATTGTCAAATAAGGTTTTATTTACATAATATAAATACTTAAGATATTTATTAATGAAGTTGACTTCATAAATTAATTAAACTGATAATGACATGGGATGTGGATGCAAAAACAAACCACAAGGTCAACCAGCCCCTTCAACACCACCACCTGCTAGTAACCAAACTAGTCAGAGACAGGTGACTAACAACAACATTCAAGAATCAATCAAAAAGGTTGTTGAGAAGTACTACAACAAAAGATAACTTCACTGAAGGGAAGGTACGAACTTTGAAGGGGACAATCAATGTCCCTTTTTTTATTTTTACTATTTAAGATAATAATTTTTTTGTTTATACATTTGATAAAAAAATTATGAAGTATATTAATAGATTATCAAAAGAAGGTTTTGTAAACCTATTCGCTGACTTTATTGTCAAAAATGTAAACCCAAACTTTACCTCAAGATTTCAAGTTGTTGATTTTAAATCATTCTTGGTTGTTTATGGTGCAACAAACTCAGATGAAGTTTTAGATTTAAATAAGTTAAGAGATTTATTTGTTGAAAAGAATCCTGATTTATTAACCTATCTTAATCTTAAACATATCAATATAATTGATTTAATAGATTATAGAGAACCGCTTTCCCCAAACGAATATTACTTTGAATATCATAAAAGTGATAGACCTATTTTCCACCAACAGGTAATCAATGAAGTTAATAGAGATAGTAAAAATGATTACAACAAAGAGTTCCTAAATAATATTAACTTTACAGACAAATTGGAACTAGAGTTCTATTCCCCATTCATCCCTGAGAACCTTAAAATATTCAACACAACGAACTTTCTTTCTGTTTCCTCATCATTCCCTTATGGATATAGCTTAAACCTTGGTAGAAGAGAATTATATTATGGTGAACATATTTGCAATCAATTATTTAACTTACTTGAAACTGATAAAATTACATTTAAGTATTCTTCAGTTATTAACAATGAGGATGATTTTAACATTGAGGTAACTTGTGATTCGATTTATACACCAGAGAAAATTAAGTCATTAATATTAGATGTATTTGATTTCAACTTAAACAAGTTTGCAAATGACTATATTAAAGATTATGATGTTGAAAGAGATATTGATAATCAACTAAATGAGAAACCTTGGTTAGTTAAAGATAGAATGAAAGATTTGGTTATATTCTAAATGAAAATGTCCCCTAATATTGGGGACATTTTTTATTGTAAGAACTTTTTGATAATTTCCAATCCTTCTTCTAATTCGTTGAAATCCTCTTCAGGTGCAAATAACATTGGTATGGGTTCGTCACTCTCGGATTCATCTACCAACATAAATGCTGGAACAAAATCTTTTCCTGTTAATTCGACAAACATATCAAACTCGTCACTATATTCATCGATATCTCTATCATAGAACTCAATGCCATTTTGAACTAATAAATCTTTGAAGTCCGTACAGTGGGGACAACCTTTCATTGTATATACTATTACTAGTTTGTTATCCATTGATGATGTTATTTATAACTCCTTTTAATTCTGACTCACTAAGAATACCTGATTTAGAATAAACTTCACCACCATTACTAAAAGCTTTAATGGTTGGTACTGCACGAATACCCAACTCAACAGCATATTCACCATTATGTTCAACATTCATTGTATACATAGGTACTTCAGAACTCTCGGCAACTTTATCAAAGGTGGGTTTAAACATCTTGCACGGCATACACCAGCTGGCCCAAAAGTCAATAATAACTTGTTCACCTGATTCAATTTTTGATTTTAATTCTTCACTTGTGATTTCCATTTTTTTGTTTTTTAATCTTTCCATCTAGTTCCAGCTTTTATACTATATATTGTTCTAATATGAACTTCAGGATATTGTTTATTTATTTCGCTTGGCTTAACATTTTCACTTATTAATTTTTTAATACCATTAATAGTTTCAATACTGGTTTTAGATTTACTTCGTTTAATGTTTCTTATTTTTTCAATAACTTTTAACTTTTCTTCTTCATTCAAATTTTTAGACCAACCCGCTTGTTTTCTCTTATTTTTTTCTTCTTGTGCTCTATCTCCATAAATCTCTTCATAAGTTTTACCTTTATGTGATTTACCATCTTTAACCGCATTAGATATCTTCATTCTTATTTCAGGTGAGTGTTTATAACCTAAACATCCCTCTCCTCCTACTGTAGAGTTTAATCCTTCCTCAAAACTATTGTGTTCCTTAATAACTTCAACCTCTCTATTATATATAACATCCAATGAACATTCTTCAATCAACTCAATTGTAAACTTTTCAACACCATACTTTCTAACATTATTACATAATTTTGTATTGATGTTAGTTTTCAGACATCTGTAACAATGTTCTTCAAATCTATGTTTTAGTGTATTAATCGTACAACCAATATAAACTTTATTGTTTTCGGTGTTTGTAATTTTATATATTTTTCCGTTTTCCATACAACTTAGTGTTTATTATAAATATCACTAAGTTGTATCAAAATTAAATTATTTATTAAGTTTTATTAAGTTATGTAAAGTAAACTCCGCAACATTCAATCTATCTGTTGTGGTTAGAATAAATATATCTTCAACCCCTTTTATGTAAATAAGAATACCATTCGAATCGTATTCAACTAATCTATCCATCTCAACTATTTTTCCTTCCGCCACCTTCTTATTAACAAAAATCAAATGAGATTTACTTAAAAACTTATCCAAGTTTTCTTTAGAAATATTTTCATTTTTTATATATAATGAAGAGGGGATTTGTTTAAATCTTTCTTTGAATATATCATTAACTCTGTTTCTGTTTGTCATAATAGTTCTAATGTTGGATTATAAATGTTTTTTACAGGATTATTTGTGAATGTAACAATTTTTCTTGGTGGTAGTTTACTAGTTGTACCATTATATAATTGAGCTTTGACACTATCCTCAACAAATATCAAATGTGACATAAATGTTTTCCCACCATATTTTATTTCAACCTCAGGCAACTTAAAGATATCATTTTCCAAAGTATAAAACATTTTGGTGTCAAGTTCAATTAAAACTTTTGTCCAACTTTCATCCAACTTTTCATTATATCTACCCAAGGATTGGACACGATTGAATTTAATTTTATCAAAATCATTTTCAATCTTATATTCAATGGTTGCCCTTGTTTTGGAGTGAATTCCCCCTTTTCTTAAAGATATGATAATGGATGCTGGTTTATCTGTATAAGTTCTAACACAATTTGATTGGAGGAAACTCTCCATATTGTATTCCTTACTTTCAGTCAGTAATACAGGATAATAATCAAAGATGGGTGTTTCGATATATTCCTTGAACTTTTCATCATATAATCTTCTATACTCAGCACTTTTCATCGAACCAATCTTTTCAGACCAAATATAATGTTCTTCAGCAAAAGTATCATAATTCTTGGCTCTCCACATTACAGGTTCAAAGTTTTTTAATCTAATCTTGTAAGCAATATGGTCAGTGAATGAATGTAAATTAATTTCACCCCTAACAACCAACTTGAAAATTTCGAAACAATATTTTACCTCAGTTTTGGTGAAGTCAACCAAACTAATTCTATGGTGATTAATAAACACTTGCCAATCCATAAAGAAAGATGTACTTTCCAATATTTCTTTAATGAAGACATCAGGTTGAGATAATATGAAATCTTTCCCAAAGAAATCAAGTGCAAACTTTAATGACTCAACCCCATCTGTTGATTCTACACTATGTAATACTCTCTTGATTTTATCACCAGTGAAATCATTTAAACCCATAAAAGCATCCACAAACTTATAGTTATATTTCTTGAATATCTTTTTTGTTATCTGTGGAAAGATTCTGTTGAAATACATCCAGTTGTTTGGTACTTTAACACCAATCCCATCCAAGTATCTTTTGTATAAAATGTTGTCGTAAGAATAATCGTGGTTTTCAGGATTTACATCTGGTATATTTTGTAAAAACAATACAATGGCTTCATTAATTTCTTTACCTGATTTTTCAATTTTATCAAAGTCATTCAATTTCATTCCTCTAGTATGATTTACCCATGTTTGAATAAATGACTGAATTGGTTTATTGTACCAAAGGTTTTTCCCTAATTGACTCTTTTTTTTTCGTTTAAGATGATAATTTTTGATATGACCATTATAAAGACAATTTTGTTTGAAGTTATAGGTTAAAAAATGACAGATAGTATCTTTCTTGAAATATTTTTTTCCAGCTTGTCTACCTTTGTAATATAAAAAGAATTTTATTGAAACTTTATCTTCATTTTTTTCAACATAGAGTGATAACCTCTTGAACATCAAATGAGCAAACAAGTTGTTATAATTCTCAACATATGGTTCTTCACCTAATAAAGTTTTGTCGTAATCAAACTCTTTTCTTATTAATGAGAATTTGTTGAAGCTTGCTATTATGGGTGGTGTGTCTGAGTCATGTTCACCTAATAATATATCTTCATCTACTTCACAATAATCTTTGTAAAGCATAGTATGATAACTTGATAAACTAAAATCGTATAACTTTTCCATAGTAAAATTATAAAAAAAAGAGGAGAGATAATCAATCTCTCCCCATCATTTTTCAATCACTACACTAATGTTTCTGCCAATGTCCAAAGTTTTGTATTCATTTGGTTGGAGGCCATAATATTTTTCAAACCTTTCAAAGATGTCTTTCTACCTGAGTTTGATTTGTAATCCACACCACCTCTGATGAACTTCTCTTGGATTACATTGAAGGTTGTCCAAAGGTCATCTTTACTATCTTCAATTCTTTGTGGTGTAATAAGTTGTTCAAGGTTTAATGTTGATGGGACTGAACCCATTCCCCACTTGATGATTGATGCGTTTTTAGCAAACTCAATCTTTTCACCTTCAGTCAACATTCTATCCATCATCTTATCAACTGAGTTTTGGATTAGAGGAAGTTTCTTTGCAAAGCTCTCAGTCAATCTTTTTACTTCGTCAGAGTCAAAACCCATATGTCTTACAGTGAATTGTTCAGCGGTTGAAGTTGGAACTGTAAGTCCGTTACTACAACATAATCTAAATAAACCAGCGCCAACTGTAAGAGCTGTAGTTCCGTTGTGAGAGTTTCTAACGATGGCCTCAACTAATGTGTCACCAACAGCAGGTAATTCACCATTACGGAATCTTAGTTCGTGTACACCATATGCACCTTTACCATTTTGTTTTACAGATGCAAGTTGCCATCCTTCGTTGGTGAAGTTTTCCATCAATTCGATTGTTGGAACGAATGAATACTTGTTTGACATTTTGGGGTCAGCAGAAGTAGAGAAGATTGCAGGAGCGATTGTTTTGATGTCTTGGATTGTCATATCTTTAAGTTTTTAGTGGTGAGTAATTGATAAGTCAAAGATACAACGAGGTTTTCTAATTTCCAAACTTAATTCAAAGAAATTAATCCATATTTTGTTTTTTGAAAGACACCATTGGTTAATAACACCTTCATATCAGGTTTTCCCTTCTTAATGTCCACAACGATTTCAATCAATTGTTTTTGAGTCAAAACAATGTCCTCACCATTGTCAAGGTTCTTATAACATTGTTCCTCTACCTTTTTATAAAAAACTTCTTTGAGTTCGTCACCAATCAAATCAATCAATTCGTTGGGGTTGCTCTCAAAGAAGTTTATAAAGTTCTTAATGTATATTTCAACATCAATATTCATAGATATAATTTTTTTACATTACATAATAGAAACCATCACCTTGGTCCATCATTTTCTCTTTCAATGTTTCAGGTATTTTGATACTTGGATTCGAACCTTTTAAGTTAACAAAAGATAAGTTTTCCAAACCTGTAATGGACTCAGGTAAAGATACTAATTGTTTGTTATCAGGTAAAGAAAGAAAACTTAATTGTTGTAAGTTTCCAATACTATCAGGTAATGATTTACATATGTTTTGTAAAACCAAAGCATCCAAACTTTTGAATCTACCCAAAGATTCAGGCACATCCAAACCTATTGGTGTTTGAGATGTATTGTTAATCATCAAATGTTCAATATCATCTGGTAAATTGTCGAATAATTCTTCGAAACCATATAATGCAACATATTTTCCTGCTGAACTATTTGGATAAGAAATTTCAACTTTCTTTCCACCCTTTGTGGTCAAACCTTTTGCAAACTCCCCTTTGAAGAAATCTTTCAACTCAGGTGCCTTCTCATTCAAAAACTTTACTAAATCAATCTGTCTATCGTGTCTGTCCATAAATTGACTTGAAGGGAAATGGAACTGATATCTTTCTTCAGGTAATCCTGTTCTTTTACCAACTTGACCATTGTCATTCTGTGGGAATACAACATAAAGAGGTCCATTCTTAATATAATTTTCGAACCAAGTCAAACCAGGTGCTGATGTACACCAGTCAGATTCACCCTCTCTATAATCCTTATAACCACCATAATAGATTGCTGCGTCTTTACTAGTTGGGTTGTTACCCTCAACTTTAATCAATACCCAATCACTTCCTTCAAAAATGATTTGACCACCAGCATGTTTCAATCCTTCTCTAGTCTTCTTAGCTTGTTTTTTCTCAATCTCTTTTTGTTTCTTCTCAGGTAACTTGAAGTTAGCAAATATATCTTTCAATTGAGCTGGTGTCAATTTATTGATGTCCCTTTGGTTTTCAGGTAGATATTGTTTTACCTTTTCGAAAAATTGAAGTTGTTCAGTCATTTTGAACAAATCTTCCAAATATAATTCTCTATAACTTTTGATAGCGTTTTTAAACTCTTTAGATTGGGGGTCTAACGCTTTCATTTCTTCAGTCATAGCAGGTACTGCAAAGTTTTTCAACATCCATTGTGTAAACTTACCCACTTTAACTTTATCCATATCATCAATCGATGCCCCATCTATATCAAAGTTTTCAGGTGCTTTGGTGTCAGGGTCAGCAAATATGATTCTTTTTAATATGTCAAAGGTCATCAAACCTTTAGCTTTTGGATTTTTTTCTAATGCTTTTTGTGATGGGGTAACCATCTTATCATAAAGAACTTTGAATCTTGAGTTTTCAACAATTAATTTCTTAAGTACGGAAGTAAATCTCATTTTTTTGGTTTTTCTTAATAAATATCTTTGATGTGATAAAAATAGTAGTCCCAATAACTATTATTGATTATTGGGACAAATATAATACTTTTCAATTAAAAAACTATGGAAAAGGAAAAAGGTTGTAGTAAATGTAAAAAGGGTTTCTCTAACAGACAATGGTATTTAGTTGGTTTATCCCTATATATTTTAGTTGCAAGTATATATGGTACAATTAAGATTGTTGAAAATATATTGTCTATCTTTTAAATTTAACGTGTAAATTAATGATTAAATCTCCAATTTGGTTTGTTTGAAACCCTTTGGCTTTTACTCGTAACGATTTTGAGGTATCAAATTCTTGTGGTAACTTCACAGATATTCTTCCTTGTGGATGAGGGATTTCTATTGTATCCTTTTTCAGGTCATTTAGATTCAAAAAAGAATTATAAATCAAATCATTTTCGGCTTTATTAAAATTAGATTCTGGTTTGATTATGGCTCTTAACATTAAATTACCATAAACGCCATTGATGAAATCACCTTTACCTTGCATTCTAAAGTATTGACCATCTGATACACCATGTGGTAGTTTTATTTTAATAGTTTCCGTTCTTTGTTGAATTCCTTTTCCTTGACAACTACCACAAACATTTCTGAGAGTGAATCCATGACCACCACAAGTATGACAACCTTGTCTAAAAACTTGTGTAAAGAAACCAGAACCCATCGTTTTGGTAATAAATCCACCTCCACCACAAGTATTACAAGTTTGTCTGTCCCCACCATTACCATTACATGGTTCACAGGCAAAGTTCCTTTGATAGGTTATATTTTTTTCTACAGAAAGAAAACTTTCTAATGTACCAATTTCAACATCAACCATCTTGTCAGGGACTGTTGTTTTTCTTTGAGTATGAAAATTACCAAAAAATTCATCAAATATACTACTACCCCTATGTGGATTTTTTCTATTATAATCGTATTCCTTTCTTTTATTTTCATCACCAAGTGTTTCATAAGCTTCAGATATTTTTTTGAACTTATCTTCCGACCCACCTTTATCAGGATGATGTTCCATAGCCATTTTTCTGTAGTTTTTCTTTATATCATCTTGTGTCGCATTTTCATTTACTTCTAAAATATCATACAGATTTTCCATCAACTATCTATTTTTTTAAAAATTTTATTTATGAATTATTTTATTGTTTTGTTTAAAAATAAACAAAAAAGAAAAATTATCAACAAATTCAAAACTTTTCAAAGAGCAAAAAAATACTACGAGAGTTTATTAGAATCAAGTGAAAATGTTTTTTTTGAGAAGAAAACCGAAAATGGAGAAAAATGTGATTATGAATTAGCTTTGATGGAAAACTCAAAGAATAACATTAATTTATATATTAAGGATAATTTGGGGAGAACTATTAAAGTAGAAACTGATGATGAAAATTTATCAATAAAAAACATTTCTAACTATAGGGTTGAAGAGGGGTTTGTTGACTACTCCAATAAGAAAAGAATTTATTTTAGTGATTTTGAGAAAAAATATTTGAGGGGGGATGGTTTAAAACTAATTTCAAAACTAAACAACAAAATGATATTTCAAAGAGATGATGAAATAAATTTGTTCACATTTAAGTGTGAAGACGATTGTGAGATTTTTTTAGAAAGTTTAGTTAATAAATTTCAAAAAGAAAAAAGAATGGATTGTTTAATAGTTAAAGATTCATCCAAACCACAAAAGAAATACCTATATAATTTATTAGTTGAAAAAGGATTTCCTATTGACTATCTTCAGCGTTATTCAACAACACATCTTTCAAAAAAATAAATTCAATCCCTGATATATCAATTTTGAATTGTTCGGAACTTGACATATCATAAACTTGATTCTTAACGAAATCAAAATCAGTTTGATTCATTGAAAATACAACTACTGATTTACTTTGTGGGAATATCTCTGAAAGTCCTTCAGATATCAAAGCCAATTTTTCAATTAAGGCATTAACACCTTCTTTATTCTCTGCCATAATGTTAGTTTTTTTGGTTTTGGAGGTAGAACTTCCTCTTTTTTTATTTTTTTAATTTGACTGATTAATTGATTCTTTTCAATATTTAACATCAATTCATCTTTTTGTTTTTCTCTTTCTAACCAATCAAGTTGTTGTTGTAGTGATTTGTTCTTCATCGTCTTCTAACTCTATTTTTTTTGTTGTTGGTTCACTAATGTCAAAATATAATCCCTTTAATTTATCTAAGTTCTGTTTTTCAAATAATTTTTTTAGTTCCTCCACTTTTGTTTCAAATAACCTGTCTTTTTCCTCACGTTCAAGATTGTATTTTATAATATTTTTTATGTTCAAGTGTACTTTCTGAACACTATCCTCATCAATCTCAGTGACATAGGAAAACAATCTTTCATTAGCAATAGGTGATTGTTGTTCCATTATTTTATCCTCTTCAACAAACTTTTTGGGTAGTTTCCATGTTGTGGGAAAACTAACATCAAATGATAAATAATTCTTTAATTTTCTTACTGATTGAAGGTATGGTAATAAGGCTGAAAATTCTTGGTATAAACTCATAATTTTATGAAATAGGTTATTGTGTAAGCTAATGAGATTCCAAAGAATATAAGTTCCCTATTATTCATAATCAACCTAGTTGGAGGATTGGATAATAGGGCACTTATAAATCTATAGATTACTCTAAGAACGAGTAGAATAGAAAATACATTAAAAAAAAGAAATAAAGTATCTATATTAAACATTCTCTTCTTTTTTTCTCTCTTCTAAAATTTCAGTTCTTAATTGTTGTAGTAAATTTTTAAGGTCTTGTGCCAATTTTCTTGCTCTTGTACCAGCACTGTTATTACCTTTAAAAAATTTACCAGTATCAACTGAAAGTTCTTCTGTCAATGTTTTGATTTTTTCGATTGTCTCCATTTTGATTTATTTTATTAATTAATAATTACGATTTTTTGTGATGATGTAAATAAAAAACTAGTTTTAAACATTTAAACTTTTATCTAAAAGTTTATAAAGAATTCCAATCATATCCAAATCTGATTTTGTGAATGGTTTTTTTATATCAAATAAATCACTGAAAAAATCTTTAACCGAGTTCTTAATCTTTTCCTCTTTTTGGTAGTAGAAAATGTCTTTGAAGAAAGTATCAAAATAATCGTAGTGTTCGCCTTTTGAGTTAAACAATAAACCTTCTTTTTTGAAATTCTCGATTGTTTTATTCCAACACCACTCAAAATGCTTATGGTTATCATCTTCACTCAAGGTTATTTTAGTTTCATAAGAATTTGTTGTTTCACCTAAATACGTCATTCTCATCAAGTCATATAGTGACTGACTGAAATCAGAAAATAACTCCATTTTTTCAGGTATTATATTGTTGATTTTTAACCAAATATCAACTTCGTCTGATGGTACTACTTTCGTCACATAGTTATAAAAATTCTCCATAAGAAACTTATCTTATGGAGAATATAATAACTGATAATAAAATGTAATTACTGAGTTTTTCTATCATAACCTAATAATTGTTTGATTCTATCAAATTCTTCATTAAGTTGGTTAGCTTTTTTTGGTTCTAAGGATTCTAATTTTATATTTAACCCTTTTCCTTGGTCTGTTCCTGATTTTTCATTAAATACAGGTTGTGGAACTCTCTTATATGATTGGTCTTTCAATTTTTTAAGAGTGTTTTTCTTTCTCATTTTATTGAACCTATCGTTGGTTTTAGATTCCAAAGCATTTCCACCAGGTGCATTACCTGTCATAGAATCACCTTTAAATAATTTCTCCATCCATTCTTCATTATAGTCAATTGCATCAGGAACTGGGAAATTTTGTCCTGCAATTTCATAGTTGAAATCTTCCAACTCATCGGTCATCTTAAATGCTTTTTTATCCATTTTTGCTAACTCACCATTTCCTTGTGGGAACATTTTAGGATTCATTTCATATGTACCCTTTGACCCATCTTTTAAATAATCTTTCATTTTTTTGGTAACTGATTTCAAATACTCCTTATTTTCATCACCAGAACCTTTATGAGCTTTTTCGTAAGTTGTAAGTCCTCTTGGTTTACCAATTGTTTTAAAACCAGGTGTTTTTTGTTCATTTACTAAACTTTCAATTAAATCAACTATTTCATTTTCAGTTAATTTAATTATGTCACCTTGATTATCTTTAATGTGATATTCTATACTTTCATTTTTCATATCGTAATTAGATGTATCTTTAAATTTTTTACCATTTAGTTCGAACTCCCCACCTTTTTTTGTTTTAGCTAATTTAGCTGTGAAAGCATTACCTTCTTCAACTTCAGCTTTATCTTTTCTTTTTTTGTTTACGTTTTTTCTTAGTAATTTGAAATCGTCTGAATCAATTTTACCATTTTTATTTTTATCCAATTTGGTTTGTTTACCATATAATCTTTCATTAATAGCCCCCTTAACTGCTTTACAAGCATCCATATTGTACTTTGGACTTTCTTGACTACAAT